TTAAGTTGTTAATACATTGTTTAAATTAATTGTTAATAAGGTGTTTATATATGGACTTTTCTAAATTAAAAAAATCATCAGGCTCAAACTTAGAAAAAATGGCTAAAGCTGTTGAGCAAATGGCTGGTGGTAATCAAAATAGCGATGCAGACGAATATTGGAAATGTGAGTTAGACAAATCTGGTAATGGTTATGCAGTTATTCGTTTTCTTCCAACATCTCCAAAAGATGCAGAATCAGATGGTCTTCCATGGATAAAATATTATGATCATGGCTTCCAAGGACCAGGTGGTTGGTATATCGAGAAATCTTTAACGTCAATCGGTCTTGACGATCCGTTAGGTAAATATAATAGCGAACTATGGGAATCAGGGATTGAGGCTAACAAGGCACAAGCACGTACTCAAAAACGTAGATTGCATTATGTTTCTAACATCTATGTAGTTAAAGATACAAAACATCCAGAACACGAAGGAAAAGTATTTAAATATACATACGGCAAGAAAATTTTTGAAAAAATTACTCAAGCCATGAATCCTCAGTTCGAAGATGATAAACCAATTGATCCATTTGATTTCTGGACTGGAGCGAATTTCAAATTAAAAGTTCGTAAAGTTGATGGTTATCAAAACTACGATTTAGCTGAATTTGATAGCGCTGGTCCATTATTTGACGATGATGATAAATTAGAAAAACTTTGGAAATCTCAATATTCTTTACAGGAATTGCTAGAACCTAAAAACTTTAAATCTTATACAGATTTAGATAATCGTTTAAAAAGAGTTCTTGGTCTAACTAATCAAGCAAAATATAAAACTGCTGAAGATTATACAACAAAATCTCTCGATGAGGTTGAAGATGATGTATTCGTGCAAAATGTAGTTGAAAAGAAAACTACTGCTTCATTTGCCGCAGCAGTAATTGATGATGAGGAAGATGATGATATGAGTTATTTCAGTAAATTAGTCGGTGATGATGACTAAATGAAAAAGGGAGCTTCGGCTCCCTTTTTTTATGCGTTATGTGAATTGGTATTCCATAAATTACCTTGTTCAACTTTCATTAATGTTGGATCATCATTTCTTACTTTTGGTACAGCTTTACTTACACCAGCAGGAGATCTTGGACCTTGTAATTGCTGTGACATAGAAGGTTGCTGTTGTTTCATTGAAGCTTGCTGCATTCCTGCTGTTTTTCTATTTTCTATATTTGCTTGATATTCTGCGCTTCCTGTTACATCATTACGTCTTTTATTTAATGCTACCATTTCTGTGTTAATATCATTTAAACGATCTAATTGAGCAGTCATATCTTTTTCATTACTAGGAGAAAGTTTAGCAAGTTTATTTCTTTCTTCTTGTAATACAGCTTTTTGTGTATCAACTTCACTAACTTCAGCATCCAATGGAGTTGCTGTTTGTTTAGGAGCGAAATCGAAAGTATCAGTAAATTTATCTAATAAACCTTTTTCTTTATTTGTAGGTTCTTCGTTGTCATATTTACTCCAAGCTTGTTCTCTATCTGATGTTTCTTGTGGAGTTTCTTTAATTTCATCAATATTTGCTCCTCTTCTTCTATGTTCAATTTCTTCTGGAGTCATATCAGTAGAATTAGATTCTAAAGAAGGACTTTTGGCTTGCATTACATTTTCTGCGCTTTGTATTCTTATTTTAGAGATTTTACCATTTGGTCCGGAACTTTGTTTATCTCTTTCAAAATATTTTTCAAAAACTCCAGTTGCACCAGATACAGTTTTTTGACTTTTTAATAAATTTCCAGCCTTTTGTTCTGAATTTTTTAATTCCCAATCAACAAATTGTAATTGTTGACCAAATGTTGCGTCATTAATGGAAACTTTCATAATTTCTTTAAATTTAGCTTGTCTTTCAGGAGAATGCCATTGCGCAATACCATATGACGTTCCACCATCTCCAGGTTTTGGTGCTGACTGTAATCCACTTTCTCCTATTAGATTGCCTATAATACCAGATGCTTGCGCTTCAGACCAACCTGCTTCCAGAAAGAATTTCTTAGCATATATTACTCGTTCGTCAAATTCTTTTGTGCTAAGTCCGCCTTGTTTACTTTCTGATGATAATTTACCTTTTATTGGAGTTAAAGTTTTAGGCATTTGTTTAAAATCGCTTGTAGCTTCACTTGCGTTAGCTTCTTTTCCAAAAAACATGGATGCAGTAACTCCGCCTGCAACAGCTATTGGGTATTTCCATTTTTTCGCAAAATCACCAGCTTTTCCTGCTGCTGACATTAAAGAATTAAGTATTCCACCACCTTCTTTTTTTGAACTAGATGAATTATCATTATCGTCATCTCTTCCCCCACCACCAGAACTAAGTATAGAAGCAGATCCTCCTTCATTTTGTCTAGCAGATAAATTGGAAGACATTAAATCTCTTGATGTATCTTGTTGACTTTGTGCTCGGACTAAAGCAGATACATTTCTTGCCATATCTTCCGTTATATTTCTAGTTGAAGATAAAACTTGATATATTTTATTCAATACTTCGAGAACTGTATTGCCAGCTAACCCACCTTCTGCAAAATGCCCTTCCCCAACAGTTCCTGAATCTCCTCCCGATGGCATAGAACTTAACATTGCCTCTGACGAATTTCTTGATGGAAATAAAGAACCAACTCCTCCAACTAAACCTTTAATACCTTTAAATGGATTACTACCAGTAGCAACACCTGCACCAACAAGACCAGCTCCAATTTTTTCTATTAAATTTGGACCTCTTTCTTTCCCTTCTCCGCCACTTCCAGTTTCTCCATCATTTGTACCTTCTTCTCCACCTTCTTTTTTCTCGCCATAAATTGCATCATTTAATATTTTTGTTGCGGGTTCTTGCAAATAATCAGGAACATTTTTATTAATTAAATCAGTTCCCATTTCACTGGCTTTTCCTTGTAGGTAATCTTTGTTTTTATAGCCTAGATAACCCAATCCTCCGCCTAATGCAGTTAACCCTAATCCTGTTCCTAGAATAGATTTTGCAGCAAATTTTGTTGCACCCCATGTACCAGATAATATTGAACCAAAAATACCTTTGCTACCTGAAGAACTTTCTGTTGTTTCTCTTGGCATTCTATTGTTAAATGGGTTTCTGCTTTGATCAGCTCGTAATTCTTCCGCTTCTTGTGCAGCTCTTCTTTCTTGATTTACTGTTTGTCCAGCTCGCTCAGTATTTGTTGTAGTACCCTTTCCTATTTTATTTTTCCAATATCCGCCATCTGCTTGTGCTTTTTGTATAGCTTCTTGTTCTCTTTTAATTTTTTGTGCTGCTGAAAATTCGCTTTCGAATGCCTTTCCCATTGTGGGTTCTATTCTTTCAGCTACTCGAGAACCTTTTGATAATGATCCAAATATTTTAGATCCTGCAGAAAAAATACCTTTTGTTAATGCTCCACCTACATATAATTCTGCAGCATTTGCAGCAAGACCTCCCCATGCCCCAGCTGAACTTTTTAGTGATTCTTTATAAACGTTTTGACCAGCAGTATAATCTCCATTTTCGTTCCCCAACATAGAAGCATCAACAAATTTCTGTGCATCTGCTGCATTAGAAATATATGATAATTGTTCTTTTTGGCTTGAAGTTAATGCATTAGATTTATTTTCTCTGGCTATAATAGCTTCACGATCTGCTCTATTTTGCATAACTTGAGTATAATCGTGTTTTACCTGATTGGTTGCCATTTCAGGCAACCCTCGTACTTTATCCAAAAACGATGAATTTGAATTATCTGCCATTAACTGTTCCTATTAGCTTCTTGTTGTTTACGTTTTTCTTCTTTTTCTTTTAGATACTGTATTAACAACCCAATATAAATTTCCCTTTCCCAAGGGATCATACCTTCCAACTCATTCAAGCTATATCCATGATGTTGCATCATGGAAAAGTTTGTCTTATAATATGTTGAAAGGTTAACATTACCAAGAATTAAATAAAAAAATCAAAAATATCCGTTACTGTAATAACATGATCAAACCCGCATTTGTTACATTTAATCTTTACGTTTTTAATAATTTTTGGTTCATTGTCAAAAAATTCTTCTATCTTTTTATATTTTTCTGGAGGCAATTGACCAATCCAGTCAACAATATTTTGTAATGGAACGTCATTTTGTCCATATGCAGAATTTTCATCATAAATATAATCAACATTTTTAGCTATAATTTCTAAAATATCTTGAGGAGTTGGTATTTTATCTCCTATTGTATCATGCGAAAAACGTTGGTACTTTAATTTTAATCCAACTTTATCTGTAACTTCTATTAAATCAGATACATCACCTTTTATTACTTCTAAGTCGGTTAATAAATTTAAATCGTAATTCATTATATTATTACATGTACCATCATCAACTGAATTCTCGCATCTAAACTTCATTTCAACAATTTCTGATTCAGATCTAGCTCTTAACATATAAAATAAATATTCAACATCAGTTAATGGTAGTTCACTAACATTTGTTGAATCTAAAACGCAGTTTGTTAATAATTGTAGTATCGCGTCAATTAACGCATTTTTTTCATCTGATTCTTTCGCCATTGCTAAAAGTTTTTGCTCTTTTACACAGTATGGTCTGTATCTTACTTGTAAACCAGATATAGGTAATTTCACTGTATGGATTGGTGCTTCGATTTTTGGTAATAAACTCATATTTTATAATCCTATTCTAAATAAATTTTGTTTAACCTCTAGATACTGAAAAATTGGATAAACCCATGCTAGGTGCTACTGATCCCAACATTGAGTAATTTCCGGATTTAATAGATCCTTGGATTGTTTCTGCTGCGCCTGTTAAATTTTTTGTTGTTTCTAATAATTGTCCTAATGGTCCTTTTGCATAAGGTTTCATACCAATAACATATTTAAAATCGTATTGATATTCAGTATATGCAAATACAACATTTAATGATTGTGCTTGATTTTGTAAAGACCAAGAAAGAGGTATTTGATTAATTGATAATGGAAATGCATCAAATAGCGTAACTTCTAATAATGGATCTCCTGATATTGCATAATGTGTAATTTTTATTGATGCTGCATATTCACTTTTATATTTTACATTATATGTTGTTTCTAGGTTAATTTGTTTTACTGTTTCATCCCTTCCAGTAATAAATGCTATCCAAGATTGAAAAAACTTTCTAACCATTTCATCACCAGAACCTCTTGTATAAAATGCTAATTGGATATCATTATATCCAGTCATAACAGAAAACTTTTCATTAACACCATAAATTTTTTGTGATACTGTTGCAGTAGATTCTCCTGGAAGTTCCGCTGAATGACAAAGATAACTTAAAGATTTTGGATCATTTCCTGATGATGGAGCCACTCCAGTAAAAGGGACGTTAAAAACTTCTACTTTAAAATATGAAGATCTTCCTACATCATATTTTCGCAAATCTGATAAACCTTCTAACATGTTATTAGTTGTTTTTGGTGCAGAACCATTCATTAGTTCTGATACACTATCCATTATTCCCATTTGTGTTCCCTTAAAGTGTCATATCTTGTGTAGCCATAGATTCTTTCCAAACTTGTTGTTTAGTTTTCTTAACAAAAGCTTCTATTGGAAGAGCAGCAGCATATGCCCAATCTTCTGGCGGGATTAATTTGATTTCTGACCTAATATTAGATTTTAAATATTGTTTAAAGCAAGGTTCAAAAAATGCAAACTCTTGAACTCCTTTTAAGTTATCATACTTAATATTTAACCTTTCTAATTTTCCATCTAAAAAAACCGATTTCTGCGTTAAATTACTTAACAATATCAATCTTGGTTCAGGCGGCAAATAATGTAAATTTAATCCTGTAAACCCACCACGATGAATACCTGTTAATAATATTAAAGGAAATGTATCATAATATGGTAAAGTCTTTCTTCCTTTTGGATCATAATGAAATAGATACATCTTTCCAACTTCAAATTTTTCAGTTTTATATGTTCCAGGTCGTAATAAATCAGCTTTTTCTTGTTCTTTTTCAGTTTTTTCTTTTGCTGTTGGATTCGTTAACGATTTAATTGCATTTTTAAACCAATTTATTGCCTCAAATGCACTTTTTAATAAAAATTTATGATGAAATTTAGAATCTAAAGGTTCAGCAGGTCCAGCCGGTTTATTTTTATCCATTTATAATCCTAGGTCTTTTTCAGTAAGAATTTTAAATTCCCACTTTCTGTCCATACAATATTCTCTTGCTGCTTTCCATTTAGCTTGATTTATTGCGTAAGTACACACTTCTGTTATATATTGTTTAGTAATTCGTTTTTTAATTTCAGGAGCATTTGCTTGATATTCTGGTTTTATTTCAAGCAAATATGTTTTTATTCTTCCATCAGCTCCTTTAACTTTAGCCCAAATATCCGGAAAATATCTATGTAATTTTTGGTCTACTGGGGATTTATATGGAATGACACATTCTTCCGATGCCCATTCCAACACTGATGGATTATCATCCATCCATTTAAAAACCCGCAATTCCCAGCTACTTCGATAAACAATATTGCTTGCGTTACCTTTATATTTGCTTGGGTTTTTAGGAGGGTAAATTCCTTGTTTATAGTTTCTAGCCATAATGAAATATTTATAAATTATTAATATAAATAGTATTTAGTTAATTCCATTAAAAAGAAATAAAATTATGGCAATAGATCCAAATTCACCGTTAAAAGATTTATATCAAAATAAAAATGATATGCCAGTCTTAATGTATCCCCATGATTTGGGTTCAGCAAGAAAAGGGCATTTTATAACATTTTCTGTGTTGATTCCAACAAAATCAACATATAAGATGCCGGCAACTGGTGTCTCGTCATCTGTAATTCCCCCTAGCGTTACTTCGCTAGTAAATGATGCGCAAACGTCATTTAATTCTGCTGCAACAACTGCAACGCAAGCAGCAGCTGATGCCAGTTCAACTTTAGGGTCTATTACTTCTACGATAGGTGAAGTTGCAAGTGTAGCCAATCAAGCTCTTACCACAGCATCACAAGTTGTTGGAACGGCAACGTCCATTGCTGGGGCAGTTTCTAGTGCTGCATCTTCTGTATCTGCTGTTGGTTCGGCGACTACTGCTTTCGGTGCTGTTACCGGATCGATTAGTGCAATTAATTCAGTAACTTCAGCTGCATCAACTATTTCTAATATTCCTGGAGTTTCTAGCTTTTTAAATGATCCAATGCAAGCTGCCTCAAATGCTTTTGATTCAATTAAAAACTTCTTAAACGACCCTCTTAAATCTATAAGTGGTGGAGCACCAACCGGAGATCAAGCTCCAACAGATACAACTGGACCAAAGTTTTCTCCTGCTACAATGAAACCATCTGGATATATTAATCTTTATATGCCTGATACGGTATCAATGGCTCAACATGCATCATACGGCGATATCGGTATGACTGAGGCATTAGGTGCATTAGGTGGGTTCATGGAAGGAATGGATGAAGCTGGGCAATTTAAAGATGCAACGAATTCAATTTATGATAATTTCGATAAAAATGATATAATGGGTTCTACGTTAAGAACTTATAATAAATTCAAAACCGGAGAAATTGGAGCACCACCTCTTGCAATCGAAGGACTAGGAGCAGGAGCTGGCGCAGCAGGAATTGTTGCAAATGGCGGAGCTGTATCTAGATTTTTATTAAAAAAAGCAGGTTATGCACTAAATCCACAATTTGAAGTTGTATTTACTCAAATGGATTTTAGAAAATTTCAATTTGATTTTACATTTACTCCAAAAAGTCCAGAAGAAGCACAAACAATTAGGGATATAATAAAATTGTTTAGAGTACATTCTTCCCCATCAAATCCAAATGTTGAATCTGGTAGATATTTTAATACTCCATCAGTATTTAAAATAGAATATATGCATTTAGAATCTCATAATGAAAATTTACATAATTTTGCTCCTTGTGTGTTAGAAACTGTTATTGTTGATTATGCTCCAGAAGTAGGTTGGGTTGCATTTAATGATGGTATGCCAGTTAAAACTCGTTTAACTTTGCAATTTAAAGAAACCGAAATTATAACCCAAGAAACAATTCTTTCAAAAGGATATTAATATATGGCATCATTCTTTTCGAAATATCCTAAATTTATTGTTAATAATAAATTAGTAACTGATTTAATTGCTAGATCAGTAATTAGAGATAAATATTCAGATAAATTATCAATTTTTTATCCATATACTCTACAAGAAGGTGATACTCCAGAGATTATTGCATCAAAATATTATGGAGACCCAGAAAGACATTGGATAGTAATGTTGGCTAATAATATTGTTAATCCTTTTTATGACTTTGCATTAGATTATCAAATATTTAACAAATATATTGAACAAAAATATAAAAATCAAGCGAATAGTTTAAATATTTGGGCTAATTCTAATTGGCGAGGCGATTGGAATGCCAACAACAATATTCTTTATTCAGATGTTGTTGTTTATAGTAATACTGCATATATTTGTAGACAAACACATACTCCAACAATATTTACCAAAGATTTAGCTAATAATTATTGGGAAAGAATTTATGAAGGTGTTTACTGGAAAGATTTATGGGAAAATGATACCGAATATAATAAAGATGATGTTGTTAAAAATCAATACACAATTTATATTTCGCTACAAAATCATACATCAAATACAGCTAACGGTATAACTTATTCTAACAGCGATTATTGGAAAACATATAATAATGCAATAGAATATGCTTCTATAACTCCATATGGATATAGAGCAATTATAACAACAACTGATCAAAATAGTGGAACTTCTACTGATCAAAAATTTTACATAGATGATAATTCTTATGTTGGTAGATATACTAATTTAGATACCAATCCATTGAATGATATTTACACGGAAGTAGAAAATTCAAGCGCATTTAATTATGCTAATGAAATAAAATATGGACAAGATATTGTTGTTTCTACAACAAAAGAAAGAATATCAATTTTTCAGTATGAACAAGAATTGAACGAAGATAAAAGAGAAATAAAATTAATTAGAAAAGAGTATGTTCCGCAATTAGAACAAGAATTTAAACTTTTGATGGAAACTTATTATGGCTGATGGTTTAGGTTATTCTCAGGATATAACAATAAATTCGTGCAGGATTGTTGGCGCAAGCGGAAATCCTATTGATATACGACATATTGTTGTTGAGATAAATTATTTCGAGGATATTTTTTCTAATTTTGTTAATGGGGCATTAGTTGTCAACGATTCTATTGGTTGTATACAAATGTTCGAGTTTCAAGGTCAAGAAGTATTATTTTTATCAATCGACAAACCTGGATTAGATAAACCTTTAGAAAAAGTTTGTAGAATTTATAAACACAGCGGAAGAACACAAACAAAAACTTCTAATGAAAATTATATTTTACACTTTTGTTCCGAAGAAGCAATGCTAAGTGAACAATATAAAATTTCAAAAGCATATGCTAATGTGAAGATTTTAGATATTGTAAAAGATATAGTTATAAATCAATTAAAAGTAGATAAAAAATATTTTAAAAATTATGATGAAACAACTGGTGTTAAAAATATAGTTATACCAAATCTTAAACCTTTACAGGCTATAAATTGGCTAACTACATTTACTCAAGCAGATCAAGATAAAAATGCTGGAGCATTTTATTTGTTTTATGAAGATAAAGCAGGGTTTAATTTTAAATCAGTTTTAAATTTATATAAACAACCTATTTTTAGAAAATATCAATATGAAGAAAAAAATTTAAAATCTAATAAAAATGATTTGGTTGTTGATTTAGAAAAAGAATTCGTTAATGTTATTGCATTTGAACATGTTAATTCTTTTGATTCTATCACAGCAGTAAAAACTGGTGCAATGGCAAATAAAACAATAACTATTGATCCATTACGATTAAAATTTGATGAAAAAAATTACGATTATAACAAATACATAAAAGATGTTCAATCTTTAGATAAACAAAATATACCAAATTCAGCAACAAATAGACTTGGTGATAAAATAAACGAAACGTTTGGTGCAATTAAATTTTGCGTTTCTACTTCTGGACAAAGCGAAAATAAATATATTAAAGACAAAGAAGTACATGTTAATGAATATAGACCAGAGGAAACTTCATCTATAAGGTCTGCTCAATTATCTCTTATGTGGTCAAATAGAATTAAAATATTAGTTCCAGGAGATGTTGAATTAACTATTGGTAAAATTGTAGAATTTAACAAACCAGAAATTAGTTATAATAACCCAAATAGCAAAGAAAAAGTTGCGGATCCGTTTTATTCAGGAAGATATCTTGTTACTGCGGTTAGACATACAATAACACAAGAGCATAAATTTACAACAGTATTAGAACTTTGTAAAGATTCATATCCAAATAAATTTAGCAATTTTGATAATTCCGATTCTGGTTGGAAAGGCGTAAGATAATGGGAAATAACAGTAGAGGAAACTTTATAGGGCACAGCGGTTTTGTTTGGTGGATTGGCGTTGTTGAGGACAGAATGGATCCTCTTAACTTAGGTCGCTGCAGAGTAAGAATCCAAGGATTACACTCAAAAGATAAAAATTCTATTCCAACAAATACATTGCCATGGGCTCAACCTCTTTTTTCTATTAATGGATCTACATCAACGCCTTCTACGTTAAAAGAAGGTGATTTTGTTATGGGGTTTTTTATGGATGGAAATGGTACACAATTTCCAATCATAATGGGTATGTTTCATGGAATTCCAGAAGATAACCCAGATAGAGAAATTGGGTTTAACGACCCGAGAACAGATGTGCAATTAAAAGCTGCTCCAAGAAAACCAGCACTTATGCAGTATAATGAAGATGGTTCAGGAATGGTTCTTAGTGAATATCCATCAGCTAATACTTATCCAAATAGAATAAATCAGCCAACTACAAGTAGATTGGCTAGAAATGAAGATATTGCAAATACAGTTATTGGTATAAAAAATAGAACTTTATATACAGAACAAGGTCCAGATGGAGCAAATGTTTGGTCAGAACCAGCTTCTCCATATAATACAAAATATCCATACAATCAAGTTATAAGCACCGAATCAGGGCATTATTTTGAGCTTGACGATACGCCTGGATACGAACGAGTACATCTATACCATAGATCTGGAACGTTCGTAGAGACCCATCCAAATGGCTCTCAGGTGGAGAAGATAGTTAAAGATAAATATACTATTATTATGAAAGACGATAAGGTTTCTATTTTGGGTAGCTGTTCTTTGACTGTTCAAGGAAGTTCTACAGTTTACATAGTTGGTGATAGTAATGTTACAGTTGATGGAGATTATAATATAACAGTCGGCGGTAATATGAATATTAATGTTGCTGGAACTTTAACCCAAAAAGGTAAAACTATCAATTTAAACTAATATGGATAAAATAAAAAATTTTAGCGGATATACTGACTTAGATTTAACATTTGCTCCTCATCCAGCCAAAAAAGATTTAATGATTTCAACTGGAGAATTGGCTGTTGTACGAGCATTAAAAAATCTATTATTAACAAATTATTACGAAAAACCATTTCAACCAGAATACGGTTCAAATATTCGTAAATTATTATTTGAACCAATGAGCCCAATAACTTCGTCTGCATTGGCTAAAGAAGTAGAATATGTCATAAAAAACTTTGATCATAGAGTTTCTCTTAAGTCAGTTAATGTGACAGCTTTATATGACGATAATGTATATCAAGTTACAATATATTTTTATATTGAAAATTTGGTTGAACCATTTACAGCAGACTTTATCTTGTCTAGATTAAGATAAAATAAATATTATTAAAAGGATTTAGGGGATAATAATGGCTAATGCCAATTCATCAATTAATATTGCAGAATTAGATTTTGATGCAATTAAAAATAATTTTAAAAATTACTTAAGAGGTCAAGATAAATTTTCAGATTTTGACTTTGAAAGTTCAGTTATTTCTACTGTATTAGATTTATTATCTTATAATACTCATTATAATGCATATTATCTAAACATGGTTGCAAATGAAGCATTTTTAGATACAGCAGTAAAAAGAAGCTCAGTAGTTTCTCATGCAAAACTTTTAAATTATGTACCATCATCTAAAAGAGCATCAAAAGCTATTTTGGATATAAAATTTAATGGTACAACTGCACCAAATTTAACAATTCCGAAATATACAAAATTCTATTCTCAAGCAATAGACAACGTAAATTACCCTTTTGTTACACTGGAATCAGTAACAGTAACAGCAACGGGTAATTATGCGCAATTTTACAGTATTCCTTTATATCAAGGACAACCAGTAAAATACACATATCAAGTTAATACAATGCAAAATCCATCTGGAATTTATTCTATTCCAGATGATAGTGTAGATACAACGACGTTGCAAGTATTGGTTTATGATAGTACACAATCTACAGTTTTTACTAAATTTGAGCTTGCTTCTAATCACCTGTTACTAAACGAACAATCTCCCGTATATTTTATACAAGAAGGCTTAGATGGCAATTTTGAAATATATTTTGGTGATGGAATTTTAGGTAAAGCACTAAAAACTGGAAATGTTATTACAGTTGAATATCTTGTTACTAATGGAATGGATCCTAATGGCGCATATAAATTCACGCTAATGGATAAAATAGGTAATTATAATGGCGTTGTTATTAACAATGTTATTCCTGCTTTTGGTGGGCAAGAAAAAGAATCTATCCAGTCAATAAAATTTTCAGCTCCAAAGGCATATTCTTCTCAAAATAGAGCAGTAACTAAATCCGATTATTTAGAGTTATTAAAAAGAGATAATTCTATAATTCCAATTCAGGCTGTTAATGTTTGGGGTGGAGAAGATGTAGATCCTCCTCAATATGGAAAAATGTTTATTTGCGTCAAACCCAATGGTGGATATACACTAACGGCATCACAAAAATATAGATTAATAAACGAATATATTAAACCATTTAGTATGATTACGATTAATCCAGAAATTGTTGATGTAGATTATACGTTTATAAAAATAACTAATAATATACTTTTCGATAAAAATAAATCTATCTTTGATTCTGCTCAATTATCGAGTTTGATAAAGTTAGGAGTTTTGGATTTTTGTAATAGAACATTAAATACATTCGACTCTGTATTTGTTTTACCAGATTTAATAACAACGGTGAAATCTATTGATGCGTCAATAATAAGTTCGGAATCTAACATACAAATACAAAAGAAGTTTACTCCAATATTTAGAACTACTAATTCAAATACATTTAATTTTGAAACTACAATACAAAAAGGTTCTCTGGATAGCGATTACTTTGATTACGTTGATGAGTCTGGAATTATACACACATCATTAAAAATAGAAGAATCCCCAGTTGTATCTAATGTTATAGATTCAATACAAGTAATAAGTGGTGGTATGGGGTATGTTTCTACTCCATTAGTTTCAATTTATGGAGATGGAACTGGAGCATTAGCTACAGCAGAAGTTACTAATGGCGTAATTAAAAAAATTACTGTAGTTTCTCCTGGAAATAATTATACACAAGCAATTGCTGTTATTATTGGTGATGGATCTGGAGCAATTGCTATTCCAGTTTTAACCGGAAATAAAGTTACATTACGAAGCTATTATTACGCAAATAATGTAAAAACTGTTGTGCAAGAAAATATTGGTGAAATAAATTATTCTGCTGGAACAGTGTATCTTACTAATTTTATTCCATACAATATAAATAATGTATTAGGGCAATTCTCTATAACTGTATCTCCTAAATCCACTATATTTTCATCAACAAAAGATAAAATAATAACATTGGATATAATGGATGATTCGTCGATAATAACTAATATACAGACGAAAGCGTAATGTCAATTAGATATTCTACAATTTTTGAACACAAACTTCCTGCTTTTATCAGGGACGACCCATCATACACAAGATTTATTCAATTTTTTGATGCATACTATGAGTGGTTTGACGACACTTATGATATTTATGGTTTAGGGGATAAATTAGATATAGATTCTGGATTTAATGAATTTTATGCATATTATGCGCAAGATTTTTTACCAAATTTTCCAGATATTGATACTATTGCCACTGATAAAGTAAAATTAATAAAAATAGCAAAAGAATTATATAAATCCAAAGGTATTCCAGACTCATTTAAATTTTTATTCAAAGCATTATACAATTCTAATGTAGAAATACAAGAAACTAGTAAATTTATTTTAAGGGCAAGTGACGGTAAATGGATTGCACCGAAATCAATTAAAATAAAATCTACTGATCAAGTTTTTCTTAATATTGATAACTTTAAAGTATTAGGCGAAATTTCCAAATCTGTTGGTACAATAGAAAAAAGTGTTGTTCATGGAAAATATATTCAGATTTACTTATCTAATATAAGAAGATTATTCTCATCTGGTGAACCAATTAGAATTTTAGATTATGATGATAAAGACGTATATTTTATAAATGGTAAATATGCACCATACGAAAAAACTCCACCAATTGGAGGCATACTTTTAACTTCAAAAATTATAGGATCTTTATCTAGTATTGATATAAATCCGTCTAGAAGAGGAGCATATTATCGCACTGGAGATCCAGTTGTAATTACTGGCGGATTATCAAAATATATTACAGATCCAATTGGCGCAACTGCATATGTTTCTGAAGTAACAACAGGCAGAATAACAAATATATTAATTAATAATGGTGGATATGGATTTACTGTATCTCCAAATTCTATAATTGATGTTGTTAAATCTGATGGAGAAGTTGATCCAAATGCTAGCTGTATTGTTTCCTTTGTAGATGAAACAAAACCGGCAAATGTTGCTTATATTTCAAACGATTGTATTGAAGAAAATTTATTTACTGAATTAGATAGTGTTAATTATAATTTTTCTTTTCCTGCAGATATAGATACAAAATTAGAAGATTGCTTTTCATTTTTAACATACCCAACATATCCAATCGTTGGCGTAACTGTAGTTAATGGCGGTGGTGGCTATGATGCTATACCATCTATACAATTTCATTCAACTTTCAAAGCAAATACAGTAAATCAATATACAGAATTCTTAGAAGATTTAGGTATGTTAGCTCCAATACAAATAAATGATGGAGGACAAAATTATACTTTAGATGATACTATAACTGTTTCTGGTGGAGGAGGGTTTTATGCATTTGCTCAAATACATAGCGTTGACGAAGATGGAGCAATATCAAAAGTAGAGTATTATTATAACCCTAATATTCCATATGGTATCGGTGGCATGGGATATTCAAATGATAACCTACCTACAATAATCGTAAATTCTTTAACCGGATCTGGTGCAAATTTATCTGTTCCTGGTATTTTAAGTAGTGGCGTAAAATATTCCATGGAAACCGATAAAATTGGAGCAATAACTAAAATTACATTAAGCGAAAATGGAGAAGATTATATCTCTGCTCCAAACGTTTCCCTTAGAATGCAAGATATTGTTATTACTGGGCTAAATATTGATACAATAGAAAACTCAACCTCTCTTTTATATCAAGGAACTTTACAAAATCAAACATTTTATGGCAATATCAGTTCAATAACTCCTATTTCATATAACGCAATAACAGACGTAGAACTATTTTCTATTAGAGTTTATGATTACAAAGGCGTTATTGATCCAGTTTCGTCTATTAATGTTTACAGCACAATCACTGAAACATCAACTCATGAGCTGAGTTTAGATTCGACATATTCAACAGATCCATATACTAATGGTATAAAAATGTATGGGGATGGAACTGCGTTGGCATCAGCTAAATTTTTAAATGGATTGATAGAAGATGCAGGAAGATATTTAAATACAGATGGACAACCATCTGCTCATTCCGTTCTACAGAGTGATATATACAATTTATCTACATACATATTGTCAACAGAAAAAGATTATAGTGCGTATAAAGATGTAGTTAAAAACTTATTACATCCTATTGGCACACAAATTATAACTAGAAATTTAATAAAATCAAATACTGAATTAAAATCAACGCCAAATACTGTGTTAAATGATGGTATTAATAGAAGTAATGTTATGGCTGTGTTAAAATTAACAGATCCAACTAATTATAATTTCTCAAATACATTATCAATGCGATTTGAAAGTTTAGATGTTGAAATAACTAATTTATTTGCTGTAAATGATAGAATAGCAATTTCTGAAAGTAATTTTTATGTGTATTCAACCATTTCTAACATTAATGAAACCAGTAATGAAATAACATTATCAGATTATATTCAATACAAATTTCCTAATGTGTACAATGGATATACTAGTTCAAACTCTATTGCTGTATTACTTAACAATTACAAAAGTAGTAGATATGATATTTTATCTTTAGTTGGTATTGGGGATATAATAGATATGGGAACAAATATTGATAGTATAGTTACTGGAATTGATACAGATAACAATATACTGTATTTTGCCAACGATTTAAATCAGAGCGGTTCTAGAGCAGTTACAGCAAATATTTCTGTAACTAAAGAATTGGTTTCTAATAACATTACAATTTTTAAAACGGTGTAAATATGATTAATGGTTTAGTCCCGCATTCTGGGTACTCTGAAGAACTTTTAAAATACTACTATTCTCCAAACTTAGTATTAAAAAATAGTGGAGACGAGTTCTTAAATTTATATTGCTTTATTGCAAAAATTGACCCATGGGATGATGAAAATAATCCCCCTGTTCCTGTGGACTCAGATTATTATTTAAAATCTATTACTAGAAATTTGGTGGCTCTAAAAAGAATAAACACTAACGATATTTGTCCAGTTATAAAAAGAATAGATTGGACATATGGGGTAATTTATAACCAATATGCATCAAACGTAGCAGGAAATACCAATTATTATGTTAGAAATTCTTACGATCAAATATTTAAATGTTTATCTAATGGAACAACAGAAACATCAACAGCCGGATCGCAATCAATTAGACAACCAATAATTGATTTTACCACGAATTTTGTTAGTGATGTAATTGATACTGATGATGGATACAAATGGAAATATTTATATACTATAGATCCTGGAGTCAAAGTAAAGTTTTTTGATGATAATTGGATGCCAATATCTATTACAACCCATAGAGAATCAATTTCAACAAGTAAGGTTGGATTTGGCGAAGTTTCAGTAATTAACATATATAATGGCGGTGATGATTATACTGATGATATTGGAAAAAATACAACAACTACAATAAAAATTACTGGAGATGGCACAGGAGCTGCAGCAGCAGCCATTATTGACAATAATACAGCAATAAAAATTGTAATGGCAAATACTGGTTCTGGATATACTTATGCAACAGCAGAACTTATACCATCTTCCGGTTATGCTGGTAGTGGAGCAATATTAATTCCGGAAGTTTCTCCAATAGGCGGTCACGGTCACAACCTTATAGCTGAATTAGGTTGCAAAGCTGTTATGGTTACTGCTGAATTTAACGGGTCAGAAACTGGTGTATTACCAACAGATATTGATTATAGACAAATTGGTTTGATTGCTAATCCTGAAATAGAACTTAATGGAAAAGCTATTTTCGCAAATTCTTCTATTTACAAAGCAACTCATGATGTAACAGTTTCTAATGGGTCTGGCATTTATGAACAAGACGAAATAGTATTCCAAGGAACTAGAGATAATCCGTCATATTCAGGTAAAGTTTTAAATTTTGATAGAGCAAATAATTTATTGTACCTTATAAATACTCAAGGAACTATAAAGTTATTTGATGGAATATATGGTACACAAGCATCAAGAATTGCACTACAAGAAGTTATAGAACAAATTATACCATATTCCGGAAATATACTTTATATCGAAAACAGAACAAAAGCACAAAGAAATCCTTCTGGGCTAGAACAATTTAGATTAACACTTAATTATTAGGTTTAAAAAAAGATGCTAAATTTTAATGTACATCCATACTATGATGATTTTAACGAAGATAAGAATTTTCACAGAATTTTATTTAAGCCTGGAGTAGCTGTCCAAGCAAGAGAGCTAACTCAAGCACAAACTATTCTTCAAGATCAAATAGGAAAATTAGGAAAATTTGTTTTATCAGATGGTTCTAATGTCACAGGCGGAAAATATTCTATTGATACTAATGTCAGATCTTTAAATATCGCTAATGTAGGTACAATTGCAGATGATATTTTAAATTTTGATGGTATGGTAGTTGTTGGAGAGAATTCTCTTAGCGTGAGTTTAATTGTTTCTGTTGATATTTTAAACTTTTATCTTGTTGTAAAACCAATAACTAATGCAGTAAGCAAATATCAATCAGGGGAAACTCTATTAATATTTTCAACAAAAGAATTGGCGTATGATTATTTAACTAATAATTTAATCCAACCAGATTATACTGCAACATTATTTACAGAGCCTACTCCATTTTCTGTTTCATTAAGCGGAACTAGATATTCAACAATATTAACTGGAGTTCCGGTTAGTGTTAAAGTTGGCGATACTTTATCTGCAAATTATAATACAGCAACTCAAACTGATTATATCGTAACAGAAAAACTTGCGGATACCAATGGCTCTGTTATTGTTAATAGACAACTAACAGAAGATTATGTAAGTAAAACATTTACAGTATTACAATATGCATCAAAAACAGTACAAGAAGTTAGCTTTTCTGAGGGTGTTTATTTTACAAACAACACGTTTGTAAAAGCATTGCCACAAAGTATAGTTCCGAATTCAGCAACACAATACCCAAGTTGTGTAGTTGGATATGAAGTTGTCGAAACAATTTTAGATTATGTTGATGATCCATCATTATTAGATCCAGCACAAGGTTCATACAACTATACAGCTCCTGGATCAGATAGATATAAAATTTATTTAAACTTAGTATCTAAACCATTAGTTTATGGGACAATAGAACAATCATCGTTAACTACAGCTAAATTTATTGAATTATTAAGATTAAAAAATGGCGTTATTGTTTCAGATAATACTAGTCCAGTTTTAGGCGGATTGCAAGAAATACTTGCAAAACAAATGTATGATCACGCAGGTAATTTTATTATTTCTCCATTCACAATTTCATTTAATAATTCTGATTTTAGAAATAATGAAACTATGTTAAATTGTAGCGTTGCTGCAGGAAGAGCATACGTTTATGGATATCCATACAATGCAACATTCCCTACAAATTTAACAAATATTACTAAAGCAAGAGAAACTGCGTCAGAATCAAATGTTATCACTAATACAAATTATGGTAATTTCATAAAAGTAAAAAGTCTATCTGGTGGATTACCGTATCCAAAATTAGGAACAAAGGTAGAATTTTTTGCAAATACAAAAACTCAGATATCTGATGCAGGTAAATTAGGATTTGGTTACATAAGAAATATGGATTTTATTGATACAGATAACTACGGGTTATATTTGTACGATTCAAGCATTTCACAAAAAGAAATGTTAAAAATTAAATCTGTAAAAGCTGTTGGTGGTTTCCTAGCGAATACAATACTATCAACAACAGGAACAACTGAAGTTCAAGATACAAATTCAAATAAATTATTATTTAAATTAAAATATTCAAATCCAGCATCATTATCAAATGTATTGGTAACTTTAGATTCATTTGTTCAAGATTTACAAGTTACAACAAATAAAGCATATATTATAACAGATAGCCCAACTATTAATTTTGCTACTGGAACATCAACAGATTTATCTTTAGAATTAAAAAATCAAAATTATATTGTTGTTGCAAAAACTGCCGTTGATGGATATACAGTTGGTCAATATATTGATTTATCTCATGTTAAAATTAAAATTGAAGATATTACAACTGGATATAAAACAACTATTGAATTTTTAACTGGATATGAATATTCGGGTAAAATTGATGTAAAATATAGTTTATCGTATACAAACGCAACTAAAAAACAAAAAACATTAGTACAAAATAAAGTTGCACAAGTTACAGCAAAAACTGTTCCAACAAATATCGGTTATGCTGATGTTGTTAAATTTAAAGGTATATTTGCAGCTTCAACTCCGGTAACAAGCTTTTCTAGTTCTGCATGGAATTCTTCAACATCATATACGAAAGGAACTGTTGTACCATTTAGCGAAAAATTATATATAGCTGTTAGCGATAATACAGGTCAAGATCCATCAAGAGGATCGTCATATTGGAATCAATTGAATGATGTGACAAAACAATATAAAACTGATAATGGTCAACGCGAATATATGTATGATCATGCAACTATTACAGCACAAACTTCAAATTTTGCAAAAACTGTTTTTGTATTGTTTGATTATTTTACACATTCAGAAAATGGTCAATATATTGCTTTTGATTCATATTCAATGGATTATAAAGATATTCCTGTCGTAAAAATCAATAATATTTCATATGAATTAAAAAATTATATTGATTTTAGACCAAGAAAAAAAGATATTACTAATAATGTTATTACTGGAGAATTTAATTCATATAATATTCCATCTTCTATAACTAATTCTTCATTGAAATATAATATGACTTATTATATGGGAAGAATTGATAAATTAATTTTATCTCATGATAGAAAATTACAGTGGTTGACTGGCAAATCTTCGTATAGAAATTATATTCCGCCACGAGATTTACCTGACGCAATGACTATTGCGACAATTCAATTTGATCCATTTACACCAGATCTAAAATCTATAAAAATAAACTACGAAAAACACCGTAGATATACTATGGATGATATTGGTGGATTAGAAGAACGCATTCAAAATGTTGAATATTATACTGCATTAACTATTGGCGAGAAATCTGCACTAAGCACTAATATCATTGATCAGTATGGAACAAGATTAAAAAATGGATTTATTGTTGATTCGTTTACTAATTTTACTATTTGCGATATCCAGAATCGTAATAATACATTTTCTATTGATTTAGATAAAAACGAAGCTACAGCTTCGTTTAAAGATAAAACATTCAATTTAACTACATCTGTATCTTCTTCTGGATTATTAGATCTTAGAAGAAATAAATTAGTTGGGTTTACATACGAACAAGTTCCATTAGTAACACAAACAGCTGCAACTTCGTATATAAAAATAAATCAATTTAATGCAATATCTTATCTTGGTTCTATGGAATTAGACCCTCAAAAAGATATATACACTGATGTTGTTTCAACCGTAAACAAAATTGATGAAAATACTACAGCATTTATGAATGCTTCTGAAATTCCAGGAATATTATTAGATTCTACTGGATTGTTACGTCAAGAAACAAGTAAAATTTATTCAGTTACGGATAATTCTCAACCGGCAACTAAAGTAAATATTAATAACGATACATATACAATAACAGCATCAACAAAAAAACTTAGAGAAGATACTGCTGAAGTTGCATTAACTACAAACATACACCCAACAACTAGATCTATTCATATAAATTTTTTAGCAAGTGGGTTGGCTCCATTAACTAAAATGTTTGTATATGTTAATGGACAAATGGTAAATGCGTATGTTACCCCACATGAAAATCCAAAAGGCGCAATCACTACTCTCAATATATTAGATAAAGGTGCTGGATATGGAGCATGTACTTCTCCAACATTAGTAATATCAAATGATACTTCTAACAACCCAGCTACATTTAAATTAACAACAGATAGCGGTTCTATTAAAACTGCATCCATAGTTAATTTTGGCTCTGATTATTCAACTATGAATACTATTATTTCAAGTGTTTCTAGTTCAGTTGTACCTACAGCAAATGCAGATGTTCAAGTATCTACTGTTCCAGTACAAGGTTCGTATTTATATTCAAATAGATCTGGTATTTGCGGAGGAACCTTAGATTTACCCAATGGTTTGATATCATTTCAAAAGGGTGAATTAGTAATAGCAATAAGCGACACTCCTCATGGCGATTTACAAAATTCATTGGCATATGCTCATGCAACTTTTTATTCATCGACAAAATATGTGGAAAAAACTATATTTTCAATAAGAGAACCAGTAATATCAAAAGCTGTAGGAACAATTCAACCACCATTACCATCAAGTGGAAAACGTATTTGCGTTCCAGCAAGCTTGCAATATCTAATATATCATTATGGAAAAACATATGCATCTGACGTGCAAAATGGAACCCTTAAAATTCCTGTATATTTAAGCGCTCTTCCAACAAGTGATGTTACAGTAAGATTTTTACCGAATGCTTCTGAAGATAAATCACAAGCATCTGCAATAACATCATATTCACCAACAACATTAACTTTTACTGGGTCAAATTGGAATGCGCCACAAGAAGTTTCAATTGCATATAATCTGGGAACAAGAAAAGAATATACCGATAGAAATAATGTAAAACAATACTTAGATAATAACTTACCTTCGTATGTTGAATTTTATTCAGAATCGGCTGATCCAGCATACAATCATCCAGATACCGCATTACCGTTTAGATCTTGGTTATTACCAAGTCCCGTAATTGGTGTCAGCTCAGTGCATTTATCTCCATATAAAGTGTATGACCCTAAAGCTGGACCTTCTGCTGCAACTAGTCCTTTTGTTGATATTACAACTATAGATCAAGCATTTCCTGTTGTTGGCGGAGAAGGATTTATAACAGTAACATATGGCGGAGGAAATGATATTGGTTGGTGGAGTCAAACTGCTAATAATCCATATCCATTAACATTTAGTTTTACTACAGATAGTAGTCCTGCAAAAGTAGAAGCAATTAGATCAGAATATACAGATGTTGATTCTAATGTTGTAAAATCTGGTCCAATATTAATTGTAAATAAACCTGATCATCAAGTTTTATCTTTTAAATTTTATGTTAGAGGATTAGTAGAAGGAACGACAAATATAACTGTATCTACAATATCAGCATACGCTCCATGGAATGGTTTATCAAAAACTGTTTCTGTAACTGTAGGCGCAGCATTAACAACTGCAACCCCTGATATAGTTGTGCATAATAATGTTATTGCTTCTACCAAAGAAGGATTACAAGTTAGTGCTCCTAGAGTAACAAATTCAAAAGGTGGAACTAATATTATTGGCGTAACTCTAAGCACGCAACCGGCATCTGCTGTATCTATTAAAGCAAATTCATCTATTATCCTTAATGGAGGAAATATCTATAACGTATCCAATAATGGAGTTGAGTTAGTTAGCGGAAATACAATTTCGTTCTCTACTTCTGATTGGAACCAGATGAAATCAATTGTTGTTACTGGAACAAACGACCCAACAAATTTTGATAAACAAAATACTATACCATACAACGTTTATTTAAAAGCTACATCTTCTGATGGAAACTATAATAATAAAACTAAATCGGTAGAATTAACAAATATAGATTATATCGATATTGCGGGTGAAGTAAAAGTATCTTATGTTAGCAAAAATAACGCAAAATTAATAACTTCTAAAGAAACTAAAGTAGTTACTTTACAATTTATATTAAGTAGAAAATTAAATTTTGGACAAGTAGTTAAAGTATTTGTCACATCAGGAAATACTACAGAAGGAGGAAATGTTTTATTTGGTGGAAGTGTTGCCACATCAGTAACGCTAACATTTACATATGGAACTGAATTTATTCCTCAATTTGTACAAGTACAAGGGATAGATATTGAAGGTTCAACTGAAGGAGATATTAATTACAAAATAAATTACGAATCTCAAGAATGGAATACTGTTACTAATGCTAAATTAGTTCCTTCTGAATGGAATGGAACAGGTTCAATTGATGCAACAAATCATAAATATGGTACTCCAACTACTATTAAAGAAGTATATAATGATTTTTCAACAAGAACAGTAACTGCTGCTCCATTAATCGGACCAGGAAAAATAAGAGAAGTTTCAAGATGGGCTCCTGATTTTACAGTATCAAGTGCAACAATAAAAGTAGTTAAAACAGGAAAAGCTGAAAACCCAAAAGCACAAATTATATCAGTAGATTCAGGTAGCTCAACAAGTCCTGGATCTATTAAACTACAAGTATCTGCAAATTTAACATCAGCTTCATATGGTTCCGACACTAAAAGATATAAACAAGGAAATACAACAGTTAGAGTCGAATTAACTAGAGGATCAAATGCTGATTGCTTTTTCTCTAAACATACAGATATAACATATGAAACTAAACCAAAAGATGACCCAAATCACGGGGAAACGTATTATGGCACGATTCAATCTATAACAAAAGATAAAGCAATTTTCGATATTTATTTGCACGGAGGGGCAGGTTCGTCAACAAAAAAAGTTCCTGTTATGTCTACTTATAACATAAAAGGGGTTTATTTAGATCCTACTCCAGGATTTAAAATTACTGATACTATTGAACAATATACAGAAGTTAGAACGTTTAGAACTGATAATTATGTCCAACAAGGCGAAGTATTAAAAACTACGGAAATTTTAGACCAGAGTTTTGAGTATATTCCATCAAAAACGACTACTGATGATTTCCACAGAAAAGCTGTATATGATGCAGTACATATGGTTGTTAATGGAAAGTCCTATCCCGTTAGCCCATATCCAGATGATATAGAAAGTACATATACAAGTTATTCTCCAACGCAAGCTGATGTGACGAGAAAACAAGAATTACGAGATTACTATACTAAACAAATAACAACAATAACTGAGTTTAAAAGCAAAATAGATACAAAAAATAGCAAAACTTCTCCAGATCCGTTATTAGCTGCTGCGAGTGCGTATCAACAAGATTTGATAAATTCGTTTCAAGCAAAAATAAATAGTATAGTATAATACAAGGAATAAAAAGGTTTTCTTATGACAAAAGATGAAATTAGAAGTAAAGTTCAATTAAAATTTACAAATTCAGAATATATAAAACGAAGAACGTTACCAGATGGTGCACCATCTGGTACGCCTAAATTTAGACCAGAAGAAGTTGAATATTGGACAACATTAATTAGTAATTCAAATTGGGATATGAGCACAGGTTCTACGTTATTTGATACTGAATTTGACAAAACCTATAGCATAGATCATTCAAAATCTGCTCTAACAATACCGCAAAACAATTATATTGGACAGACATTTTATATACCGAAAAAGGGTAATGAATATGGTATCTATATATCTTCTATTGCAGTGTTCACCGCTATTGAAGACGAATCGGCAACGCTTACTCTTGATATTAGACCATTAGTTAATGGTATTCCATCAGATGCGCTCCCATTAGGGTCAACAACTGTACAACCATTACCCAATATATTAGTTACTGCTGCAGAAAGAAAAATTTGGGATCCAGCACCATTAACCAATCCTTCAGACCAATTGTCAAAAAGAGAGTTTGAATTTGAATATCCAGTATATTTGTCATCTGGAGGACCTGGTGCTGAAGGCGCGTATTATTGTTTTACATTAACAACAAATTCTAAAAATTATGAAGTTTATATTAGCGAAAGCGGAAAACCTACTCTTGTATCAGGAAATATACTTTCTAATCCGTATTTGGGGGACTTTATTTATTCTAGTCAAGGAGAATCTTGGGTTATTGACCCAACAAAAGATTTATGCTTTGAAATAAATAGAGCAGAATTTGCAGTTGGAACAGAATCAATAACATTTAATATACCAAAACAAGATGTTGATTTTCCATATGACGAATTAAATTTAAACGTCACAACATCACAAATCAATGAAATTGCATATATTAGTAATTCAACAGCCAGCGTTAATAAATTTAACACTGATGTTATGACAACAATTCAAACTCCAATTAATTCTAGAGTAATATCCCCATACACATCATCATTAAACATTACTGACGGATTAACGTTTACGGTTGAGCTAACAAATACTAATTCAAAAGTAACTCCTACAATCGATACGCGTGCTGGTGTTACATTAACTAGAAATTATATTGATCCATATTCTACTGAAATATCTGATGCAGAATTGTTGCCTCCATCAAAAAATGGTATAGAAGCTTTTGCCAAATATATGACCAGACCTGTTGTATTAAATGAAGGATTTGATGCTGATGGTATTACAGTTTACGTTGATGTTAATAAACCAATTGGAACTGAAATTGAAATTTTCTATAGAATTTTAAACAGATATGATGCAAGCGTTGCATTTTCGGATTCTCGTTGGTATAGAATGACGAAAAAAACAACTGAAACTCCTGCACTTTTATCTGATGAATATGCGCAAGAAACATACGAAGATTTAAATATTGTATATTATTCGGGTGGAGCTGAATATAATACATTTAATCAACTTGCAATCAAAGTAGTATTCTATTCAGATAATTCAACAGTAATTCCTACTATTAAAAATCTAAGAGCTATCGCTACAGTATAATGGAAAAGTTAAAAATTGAAAATGTAGAAGGCTGGGTTAAAGATCCAGCCTCTAAAGCTATATTAAATACAGATTTATCTTCTTTAGAACAGTATAAAATAAATAGAAGAAAAAATATGCTAATAAATAATATGGAAGAAGATCTAACTAATGTCAAAACTGAATTGGAAGAATTAAAAACAGACATTAAAGATATTAAAAATATTTTACTACAATTTATAAAACCTAATTTATAAATATAGGTAAAAAAATTATTTAAAGGGAATTACAAGTGGCCATATCTCAGATTACATATTCTAATACATTTTCTCATTGGTTAGTTTCCACTAATCAACTAGTAACAGAAGTCAATACTTTAAAATATGGAGACTACGAAAAAGTTAGTGGAACACTATCTATTAATTCTCCTAATATTGGACTATATGTTGCTAATTCAGCATTATTTGCTGGTAACGTTACAATTAATGGCGCGGCAAATAGAACAGTAGAAATTTCTCTACCAGTTAATATTTACAACACCGTTAACATTAGTTCTGCCGTGAGTATTAATGCTAACGGTGCAATAAAATCTAATACAACAATTTCTTCTGTTAATACATTTTCAAGATATACTACAGTAAATAATCAACTTACTGTTGCAAATTCTACAATACTAACTGGAAATGTTAGTATTACAGGTAACACAATTTCAACAGGAAATTCTTCATTTATTGGAAATGTAGCAGTTTTCGGATTAACAAATATTACAGGTAATACAAATATCGCTGGTAATATACGTTTATCTGGAAATACAATTTCAACAGGTAATACAAATATATCTGGTAATACTTTAGTCACAGGAAATACTAAAGTAATAGGAAATACTATCATTATTGGTGATACTATAGTAACAGGTAATTCTCAAGTATCTGGTAATACAATAGTAACAGGTAATACAAATATTGCTGGTAATACCAATGTATCAGGAAATACCATTATTGTAGGGAATACAATAGTAAACGGAAATACTGGAATAAATGGAATTATTGCAATTTCAGGAGATACTGCAGTATCGGGAAATAATAGATTATCTGGAAATACAATTTCAACAGGAAATACAAATATTTCAGGAAATACAAATATTGCTGGTAATACTTTAGTATCAGGAAACACTATAATAATCGGAAGTACAGATATTTCTGGCTCCACTGACGTATCCGGAAATACAACCATATCTGGTAATACTGCAGTATCGGGAATAACTTTTGTATCAGGCAACACTTTTGTTACCGGCAACACTTTTGTAGCAGGAAATACAAATATATCAGGAATAGCGTTTGTATCTGGTAACACTTTTGTTACTGGTAATACAAATATATCGGGAAATACTGTAGTATCAGGAATAGCGTTTGTATCTGGTAATACTTTTGTTACTGGCAACACTGTTGTTACTGGAAATACCTCTTTTTCCGGTAATACAAATATATCTGGGAATAATAACATTTCTGGCACAACAGTTGCAACAGGAAATACCTTTATTTCTGGTAACACCCAATTATCCGGAAATACAATTTCAACAGGTAATACAAATATATCTGGGAATAATAACATTTCTGGCACAACAGTTGCAACAGGTAATACCTCTTTTTCTGGTAATACACAATTATCTGGTAATACGTTTATTTCTGGATATAATAGATTATCTGGTAATACAGTTGCAACAGGAAATACAAATATTTCTGGCAATACTGCTGTAACAGGAAATACACAATTATCTGGTAATACAATAGTAACTGGAGTTACAAATTTATCTGGAACATTTGTCTTATCTGGTAACACAAATGTTTCTGGAAATGTTGTATTTTATAATACAATATATTCAAATCCAAGCGAAAAGGTTTCTATTAGCGCTAATGGATCTATTGTAAGTAATACAGTAATTTCTTCTTCGAATATATTTACAAGTTCTTTTCAAGCAAATTCTAACGTATTCATCAATACAACTAATGCATTAATTAAAAATTTAGATAACTCATATTATCCAATAATATCAACTAAAGATTTAAATGATGTAAATACTGCAATAAGAAGCGATCTTGCTAATACAAATGTGTCTCTTAATGCATTTTCAGGATTTGCAAATTCTACGTTCATATCGTATTCAAATAACAAAGAATCTTTAATTACTATTCCACAAGTAAGCGCTAATACATTAACAGTAAAAACTTTACAGGTTCTTGGCGGTATTACCAATTTCGGTTCTACAACATCAGACTCAAATGAATATTTGTTTCAAGCAAATACTGGTTCTACTGTATCTCCAGATACTAATATTATTGTAAATAGATCAGCAAATACTTTATATACTGGAGCTAATGCTGTACTTAGATGGTATAATGCAGGAAAAGAATGGCAAGTAAGAGATGTTGATAGCCCAACAACATTTTATAAAATTACCACAAAAAATGAATTAGATGGCGCGAATACATTTTTAAGTAATCTGATTAATAATAAATTTACTAACCCAGTAACTTTTAGTAATTCAGCTTCTTTTGCCGGAGACGTTACGGTTGGCGGAAATTTAACAATTAATGGTACAACGACTACAATAAATACCAATATTTTATCTGTTGATGATAAAAATATAACGTTGGCTGATGTTGCTAGCAAAAATATTACGCTTACTGTTTTATCTACTTCTAATGGAGTTATGACAACAACCAGTACTTCTGGGTTAATACCTGGAATGACTATTGGAAAAGATAGTGGTACGGGTAATCCTACACAAGGGGCATATATAATTTCAGTTGATTCTGCAACACAAATTACTGCAAATGGTAACAATCTTACTGTAGGTTCATTTGCAGCTATTATTGGTGGTGTGACAGATGTTACTGCAAATGGTGGCGGAATAACAATTAAAGGTACTGTAGATAAAACTTTTAATTGGGCTAGTATTGCAGGTTTATCAGCATGGACTAGTTCTGAGAACTTGGCATTAACAAATGGTAAGTTTGTTATATTTAATGGATCAACTTCAGGTAATACAGTAGTTCAATCAAATGCTTATGCAAATAATGCAGTATTAACGTTATCTAACAACACAGGAACATTAATTTCTACAGGTGATAATTCTGTTATTACTTTTGCAATGATGTCAACAAAAACCGGAACTGGTAATACAGTATTTTCTAATAGCGCAAACATACTTTCTCCGAATTTTATTGCTCCTATTAGTATTGCTCCATTTACTGTCGTGTCGAATACAGTTGTAGCTAATCTTAATAGTGATCTATTAGATGGACAACAAGGAACGTATTATATTAACTTAACTGGTAATGCACACGATAGAGCAAACACTGGAGTAACAGTTGCCACTGCTGCATTTACTCAAGCTAATACTGGAGTAACAGTTTCTACTGCTGGATTTACTCAAGCTAATACTGGAACGACAATTGCTACATCTGCATTTACTCAAGCTAATACTGGAACGACAATTGCTACATCTGCATTTACTCAAGCTAATACTGGGGTATCAATTGCTACATCTGCGTTTACTCAAGCTAATACTGGAGTAACAATTGCTAATGCTGCATTTGTTCAAGCCAATACTGGAGTAACAATTGCTAATGCTGCATTTGTTCAAGCCAATACTGGAACGACAATTGCTACATCTGCGTTTACTCAAGCTAATACTGGAGTAACAATTGCTACATCTGCGTTTACTCAAGCTAATACTGGAGTAACAATTGCTACTGCAGCGTTTTCGAGAGCAAATACAGAAACCATCGGACAAGCAGCATTTGGAGTTGCTAACACTGGCGTTACAATAGGACAAGCAGCATTTGGAGTTGCTAACACTGGAGTAACTATAGGTCAAGCAGCATTTTCTAGAGCAAATACCGAAACGATAGGTCAAGCTGCATTTGTTCAAGCTAACTCCGCATACAATCAAGCTAACTCCGCATACAATCAAGCTAATACTGCAAATAATATTGTAGCAGGAACTGCAAAACAAATTCCATACCAATTAGGACCAAGCGTAACTTCATTTATAAACGCGCCAAATGTACCTAGTTATTTGTATTATGATGGAACAAATTATTCTTGGGTTACAGCTTCAGATATTGTTAATGCTGGTGGTGGTAATGGTCAATATGAATACCCATTAATTTAAAGGAATTACTTAAATGGCTCAAGTTACAACAAGAGATGAATTAAAAGATTATGCTCTAAGAAGATTAGGTGCTCCAGTAATAAAGATTAATGTTGATGATGACCAATTGGAAGATAGAATTGATGATGCACTTCAATTCTATCAAGATTATCATTTTGATGCAACTGAATCTTTTTACTGGGTTCATACAATAACACAAGAAGATATTAATCAAAGATATTTTAAAATAGATCCAGGAATCTTAGGTATTACTAAGATTTTTCCATTAAATGATACTATTACAAAAAATAATATGTTTGATTTAAGGTATCAACTTCGTTTGCATGAATTATATGATTTTACATCAACATCATATACTAATTTTTCTATTACTATGCAACATCTACAAAACCTAAGCGAAATGTTTACTGGAGATGTTCCAATTAGATTTCAAAGACATACACATAGATTATATCCGGATTGGGGATGGGGTTCATTACAAGCTCCATTAGGTATGACTGTTGTTGCTGAAGGTTATAAAGCAATTGATCCAGAAACATTTGAAAGTGTATATAATGACCGTTGGTTAAAAGAATATGTTACTTCTTTGTTTAAACGTCAATGGGGGGATAATATGAAAAAATTTGGAGGTATTCAACTTCCAGGTGGGTTAACTCTTAATGGAAAAGAAACCTTTGATGAAGCTATGTCAGAAATACAAAGATTAGAAACAGAAATGGCAGATAAGTATGAATTACCTCCTGCGTTTTTGGTTGGATAAAATTTATGCCTAGCAAATATTTTCAAAATTATGGTAAACCTGCAGTCGAGATTAATTTAATCGAGGATCTCTATAACGAGGCGATAAACATACAAGGCTTCAGTGGGTACTATATTCCAAATACCAACGTCCAAGGGCGAGATTTGATATATGGAGATGACCCTTTAAAGCATTTCGATGATGCTTATAAATTAGACATGTATTTAGTCAATACCATGGATTATGGTGATGAACAAGACTTCTTTTCTAAATTTGGATTAGAAGTAAGAAATCAAACCAAAATACAGTTCTCATTTAAAGAATTTATGAAGAGAACAAATAATCAGTTTGAAGTTCCAAAAGAAGGTAATTTAATTTTTATACCTTTTATGAAAGATTCTGGGGAATTATTTGAAATTAAGTTTGTTAACACATCAAAAGATTTATACACTTTAGGAAGAATTAGACCATTTTATTATGAGTTATCTCTTGAACCATTCAAATATAACGATGAAAGCCTTGATACTGGTATTGAAGGTATTGATATGATTGAATTACTTGAAGCATCAAAATCAATTCTTGACGTACAAGATGGAACTGGCGATTATATTGTTGGGGAAACTATATATCAAGGTGATGCAAATAATCATACTGCACACGCTGAAGTTGCTGCATGGGATAAAGCAAATTCAATATTAACTATAATGAATGTTAATGGATTATTCTCAAATACTTCTGCATTACATATAACAGGAGCAACTAGCAATTCAAATTATTCGTTAACAGTTGTTGATAATAAAGTACGAGAATCACAATTCGATAATTTACCAATCTTTGATGAAGTATCTGGATTTATTGATACTTCTGATGGTTACGGTAGCCTAAGATATTAAAGGTAAAATATGAATTATAGATTACAATCAATAAGAAAAACTACAATTGCCTTTGCAAGCTTATTTAAAGATATTCCATTTATAAAATATGACGCACAAGGTAATGAAGTTGAGAGAATTATCGTACCAATAATTTATGGCGATAAAGAAAAATATGTTAAAAGATTAGATATTGAACACGAAAAAGTACAGATTACACTTCCTCGTATTGAATACGGTCTTACTAACATGGAATATGATGCTAGTAGAAAATTAAATAGTGCAAATAAATTAATGGGTTGCGCTGGAACTGGAGATGTATATGTAAATTCTCCTATACCATATAATTTCAATTTGGAGTTAGTATTATATACAAGAAATATTGAAGATGCTAATCAAATAATGGAGTATATTTTATCGCATTTTACTCCAGATTACAATTTAAAAATTGTAATGGTTCCTGAAGCAGGAATAATAAAAAATGTACCAATAACTTTTAATGGTGAATCTGAAGAAGAAGATTCAACTGGTTCATACGATTCTCCAGTTAGGTCTGTTTTTAGAACATTAACATTTACTGCCAGAAGTTATATTTTTCAACCACCGCAAGAATACAAACCTATTTTACAAGCAAATTCGTTTATATATATTCCAAGCGCTATTGCAAATTATCAACTTACAACTGGAAACGGAAATTTCACATTAGGAGAAAGCGTTTATCAAGGATACTCATATGATAGATCTACAGCAAGAGGTAGCGTTGTTGGTTGGAATGCAAATAATGAGATATTAACGCTTGAAAATGTTACTGGAAATTTTGTTGCTAATTCTATTATAACAAACTTAACTGGATCAGCTCAATATATTATAGGTGAATTACCTAATAATGGATTAGCATATGATACAGGTGTTACCCCATCACCAAATACATATCCTGTTGTTGGACCATATACAGTAAATCAAACTAACTTGGATTACACAGCTTAATTATGACATCTAAATTTAATAAAACAATGGAGGAAATATTTAATGTTCCTCCATTGGTGATTGAAGAAGAAACCGAATTCGCAGAATTTTTGCCCGCAGAACAATCAACTCATGATTTGTCTACTTTACTAGATCACGATTTAAAAACTGATTATGAAAAAACTAGGGAAAGTATTGATTCGTTGATTGCAAAAGGAACTGAAGCTATTGATGATATGTTAGCAATTGCACGACAATCAGAAAAAGCTAGAGATTTTGAAGTTGCTGGTAATATGATCAAAACTGTCGTTGACGCATCAAAAGAATTACTTGAAGTTCAAAAGAAAATGCGTGATATTACAGGAAAAAAAGAAAACGTTACCCAAAATATTAAGAATGCAGTTTTTGTTGGTTCAACTAAAGATTTGATTCGATCTATTAAAAATGAGAATAATGAATGATAGATTTTGAGGGTAGCAATAAATTATATTATAGGGATAATCCTAATCTAAGAAGAGCTGGTATTGAAAATTGGGAATACGAGCAGCATCAAAAAGATGAACTTAGAAAATGCATTAATGATCCAATATATTTTATTCGCAATTATGTAAAAATTATTAATCTTGATGAAGGTCTTGTGTATTTTGACATGCACGATTATCAAGAAGAAATGGTTCAAGCATTTCATGACAACAGATTTTCTATTGTAAGGATTGGTCGTCAGTCAGGTAAAACAACAACTTCTGTTGGGTATCTTTTATGGTTATCATTATTTACTGAAAATTATAATATTGCTATCACAGCAAATAAAAAATCATTAGCTGTTGAGATTCTGTCTAGATATCAATTAGCGTATGAAAATTTACCTATGTGGCTTCAACAAGGTATTGTCATATGGAATAAAGGTAGTATTGAACTAGAAAATGGTTCAAAGATGTTAGCAGCTTCTACTGCTGCCAGTTCCGTTCGTGGTGGATCATTTAATCTTGTATTTATGGACGAATTTGCTCACGTTCATAATAACTTAGCTGAAGAGTTTTTTACTTCAACATATCCTGTAATTTCATCCGGTAAAACAACAAAAATTATTATTGTATCTACTCCGCGTGGTATGAATTTATACTACAAAATGTGGATGGATGCGGTTAATAAAAAAAGTGATTATAAAGCTGTTGATATTCATTGGTCTAAAGTTCCAGGTCGTGATGAAAACTGGAAAGAAACTACGATTAGAAATACATCTGCTCGTCAGTTTAATCAAGAATTTGGTTGCGAATTTTTAGGTTCTACAAATACGCTAATAGATGGTTCCAAATTACAAACTCTTGTTGCAATAGATCCATTAGACACTGATGATGAAATATTTTCTGGAGTAACAATTCCAAATGAAATGGATATTTTTATTCCTCCAGTTAAAGAATCTTTTGATGATGAAACTAAAAAACAAATAGATAAAGATCATATCTATGCTATGACTGTTGATGTTTCAGAGGGCAAAAATCTAGACTATGCTGCATTTTCTATTTTTGACGTATCAACGATTCCATATACACAAGTAGCTACATATAGAAATAATCAATTGCATCCAATGTTATTCCCAGATATTATTAAAATGGCTGGAGAATATTACAATAATGCATATGTATTAATTGAGGTAAATAATAACCCAACAGTTGCTGATACTCTATTTCAAGATTTAGAATACGAAAATGTATTAAAAGTTTATGCAGGAAACAAAAAAGCTCAACAAATAAGTGAGAATGGTAAAGCAACACAAAATGGCGTTAATATGAGCCCATTAGTAAAACGTGTTGGTTGTACTACATTAAAAACTTTAATTGAAACTGATAAATTAAGAATTAATTCTAGTGAAACTATATATGAATTAACTCGTTTTATTGCAACAAATAATTCATTTGCAGCTGAAGAAGGAGCAAATGATGATTTAGCAATGACTCTTGTTATTTTTGCTTGGTTATCAACTCAAAAATTATTTATAGAATTATCATCAACAGATATTCGTAAGCGTTTACAAATAGAAAATAATTATGCAAAAGAAGATGATATTGATGTTCCTCCTATGCCACAATTTAGTAATACTTTAATGGACAAATATAATCTTGAAGATGGAGATTTATGGGAAGTAGTTGAACCTGCTGGTTTTTACTATTAATCATAAATGCTAGAAATTATAAATACCTCTATGAAAACTGACTTTCTATTTTTATAACAAGGAGTACAATTTATGGGGTTTCAATTATCACCAGGAGTAAATGTATCTGAAATTGATTTGACTAATGTCGTTCCAGGCGTTAGTTCATCGGTTGGAGCATTCGCTGGACAATTCAGCTGGGGACCAGCAAATATCAGAACATTAGTAGATTCAGAAAATAAATTAGTATCTATTTTCGGTAAACCTAATAACGATAGCAACACATACACATCATTTTTTTCTGCTGCTAATTTCTTGGCATATACCAATAACATTAGAGTTGTCAGAGCAATCAACGATACTACTACGTTTAATGCAACATCTATCTCTGAATTGATAGATCTTGAAACAGTAGCTGCTGATGCAACTAGTGGTAACAATTATATTAGATTTAATACTGATATAGCAGATTATTTGGCAAGCGGAGACGAATTTACAATATCTTACGGAGCAAATACATCTGTATTAGAAGTTGTCGAAATTTATAACGGCAATACAGCTCTTGTTGTTAATAATTTAATAGGAAATGCAACTGCAGGTTCAATTACTTTACCAACATATGAAACTAATGTTAGTATTGCTAATGAAGAAGATTATGAGATTAATTTCTCACTTGGTCAACATCCTAAATTCGGTGCGTTTTATGGTCGTTATCCAGGAGATTTCGGTAATTCTTTAACAGTTTCAGTTTGTTCTTCTGAAAACGCATTTAGAAGAACTGGATTAACAGCAAATACTACTTTACATAGTACAAGTGCAGTTTTAAATACTGGATTAGCTAATACATTCTTAAATGCAGGAGATAGTATTACCATTGATGGTTATACATATACTGTAGGTAGCATTGGTTCAACTAATTTAGTTTCTACAAATATTACATTAACTACAGGCGCAGAAACTCAAAAAAATAACGCAACAGCTACAACAAAATGGGCATATGCGGACAATTTTGATAGCGCTCCATCTACATCATCAACAGTTGAATCAAAAGGTTCATCAAATGATGAATTACACGTTATTGTAATTGATACTGATGGTAAATTTACAGGCGAAAGAGGAACTGTATTAGAAAAATTTGCACATCTATCTAAAGCAGATAATGCTACAACAGATGATGGTTCTCCAAATTATTATGCAACTAGAATCTTTAATGAATCAAAATACATTTATGTTGCAAATCATGTATCAGGTTCTTCTAATTGGGGATTAGTTACAAATAACGGTCTTTCTTATGACAAATTACCAAACTATTCTGTAAAATTATCAAATGGAACAGATGATTCTGCTCTTGATTCTGATTATATAACAGCATATAATTTATTCCAAAATGCAGATGAATCTGATATTTCATTATTAATTACTGGTGATTGCAGTCAACGTCCTGGAACATTATCTCGCTGTTTAAGTATTGCTAATGAAAGAAAAGATTGCGTTGCATTCGTTTCTCCAAAAAGAGCAGACGCAGTATCAGCAGTTGATATTGATAAAATTATTGAATATAGAAATGGATTATCCCCATCAACTTCATATTCAGTATTTGATTCTGGTTGGAAATATCAATTTGATAAATATAACAATAAATATCGTTATGTTCCATTAAATGGTGATATTGCTGGTTTATGTGCAAGAACTGATAATACCAGAGATCCATGGTGGTCGCCTGCAGGGTTTAATCGCGGTCAAATTCTAAACGCAATTAAAGTATCATATAATCCAACTAAAGCTCAAAGAGACGAATTATATAAAAATGGTATTAATCCTGTATTAGCATTTCCAGGAGAAGGTATTATTCTTTATGGCGATAAAACTATGCAGAAAAAACCATCTGCATTCGATAGAATCAATGTTCGTAGATTGTTTATTGTTTTAGAAAAAGCTATTGCAATTGCAGCAAAATACTCTCTATTTGAATTCAACGATGCGTTCACAAGAGCACAATTCGTAGCTATGGTTGAACCATTCTTAAGAGATGTAAAAGGTCGTAGAGGGATTTATGACTTCAAAGTTATTTGCGACGAATCAAATAATACTCCTGAAGTTATTGATACCAATAGATTTATTGGTGATATTTATATCAAACCAGCTAGATCTATTAACTTCATCCAATTGAATTTCGTAGCAGTTCGTACTGGAGTTGACTTTACTGAAGTTGCTGGTAAATTTTAAGTAATATGATTTTTTGGCGGTAGAGGAAACTTTGCCGCCAACCCTTATAAATAATTAAAAGAATATTACACAATTTTAAAACAAGGAGTATCTGAACATGGCGTTCAATATAAATCAATTTAGATCTGAAATGGTAAAGGATGGGGCAAGACCTAATCTATTTTCAGTTTCAGTTACGTTTCCATTTTCAACTGGTGTGTCATCAAAATTAACATTTATGGCACATGCAACATCATTGCCTCCATCAATTGTTGGTGTTGCATCACAATATTATTTCGGTCGTCAAGTAAAATTTCCTGGAGATAGACAATTTCCTGATTGGAGTATTACAGTTATTAATGACGAAGACTTTATCGTAAGAAATGCATTTGAAGTTTGGTCTGATAAATTAAATAGCCATAGTTTAAATGTTCGTGCTACTGGAGCAATTAATTCTACAACTTATTCTGCTGACGCTACTGTCACACAATACGGTAAAGATGGATCACAAATAAAAACATATAAATTTGTTGGACTATTCCCATCAACAATTGATCCAATTGGTCTTGATTGGGGTTCTAATGACAGAATTGAAGAATTTAATGTTACATTCTCATATCAATATTGGGAAGCATATGCTGGCGCAGCTGGCGCGACTCAAGTTACAACCTAATATATAGAATATACTATTAAATAATTAAAAAGGTAATTTATTTTGGCTAAATTTTCATTATTCGGTTTTAAAATAGGGAAAGATACACCAGCACAGGAAGTGCTACCTTCTTTTTCAGCGCCAGTATTAGATGATGGTGCAGTAACTATTACTGCAGCAGCACATTATGGCACATCGATTGACCTAGATTCAAATTACAAAAACGATGTTGAGTTAATTACTAGATATCGCGAAATGGCTATGCAGCCAGAAATTGAAAGCGCAGTTGACGATATCGTCAATGAAGCAATTGTAAACGAAGAAGGGGTTATTGTAAAATTAAATTTAGATAACTTAAAAGTTACCCCAAAAATTAAAAAAGCTATTGAAGATGAATTTGATAATATCTTGACTCTTTTAAATTTTAAACAATTGGGTCAAGATATTTTTAGAAGATTTTATATCGATGGAAGAATGTATTACAATATCATTCTTGATAAAGAAAATACTTCTGGTGGTATTCAAGAGTTGCGTTACACGGATCCACGTAAAATAACAAAAATTCGCGAAATTAAAAAAGTAAAAGACAAAACAACTGGATATGATATTGTTGCGGGTTATGTCGAATATTATATCTATTCAGATGTTATTTCAACAAAATCAAACCTAACAAATTCAGGATTAAGAATCGCTCCAGATTCAATGATTAGTGTTACATCTGGAATATTAGACGCAAAACGCTCAATAGTATTAAGTAATTTACACAAAGCAATTAAACCTCTTAACCAATTAAGAATGATTGAAGATGCTAGTGTAATTTATAAAGTATCAAGAGCGCCAGAAAGACGTATTTTTTATATTGATGTTGGTAATTTGCCTAAAATGAAGGCAGAACAATATCTTAAAGATATTATGACCAAATATAAAAATAAAGTTGTTTATGATGCATCTACTGGAGAAATCAGAGACGATAGAAGATTCCTTTCTATGATGGATGATTTTTGGCTTCCTAGACGTTCTGATAATAAATCAACAGAAATCACAACATTACCATCATCAGCTGCATTTGATGATATGTCAATGGTAGAATATTTTGAGAAGAAATTATATAAAGCTCTTGGAGTTCCATTCTCTAGATTAGTACAACCAGATAGCGCATTTGATGTTGGAACTAATCAAGTAATTTCCAGAGATGAAATTAAATTTGATAAAGCAATTCAAAGGTTAAGAAATAAATTTACTGATGTATTTGATCAAGCATTAAAAGTTCAGTGTCAATTAAAAGGTATTTGTTCTGACGAAGAATTTGATGTCTATAAACAAGATTTCAATTATGATTTTGTTAGAGATAATAATTATGCTGAAATGAAAGATGCTGAACTATTGCAAAATAGATTAAATTTATTAGCGGTAGTTGATCCATATAAAGGTACATATTATTCACAAGCTTGGATCCAGAAAAATATCTTGAAAATGGACGAAGATGAAATTGACCAAATGCAAAAAGAAATTGAGCAAGAAATTGCTAATAATTTGTATCCTGATCCAAAATTACTTAATGACCCAATGGCAGGTTTAGGTGGAGATGGCGGTTTCCCTAGCGGCGATCCTAACCTAGATTCAGATGGTGATGGAGTTCCAAATGATCAAGATGCAAATGATCAAGATCCATCTATAGGTCGTCCAACAACAAAACCAAATAAACAATCAGCTACTGATAAAAAGAATCCGTACTATGACTAAGACAATACATAGAGATTTACCGCAGGTATTAATCCTAAAAAGAACTTATATACAAAGATTTCCTAATGGACAGCAAGTTGCACTGTATCACTCAGAGCATTTAAATCAATATATTACTGTTCCATTGGATGGATCTAAATTTTCTAATACATCAGAATCTGTATTAGAAAAATTAACTCAAATATCAGAGAATGATGATATTCAGTCTATTATATTTAATGATTTATCTGAATTAAATATAAATAAAGAATGCGCTGATGTAATTTTAAATTTTATTAGCAATAACGAAGAATTAGCAGAACAATTACACGTTTCGGATAAAAGTTTCTTAGAAATTTTGGAACAGGCTGCTCAATTAGAATCAACAGATTTATCGGAAGAATCTGGTCAACAACAGGAGTTAACAAACGATGAAATTGTTAAATGAGTTTACCGAAACAGAAGTTCTAGTAGAAGAAGCTAACGGTAAAAAGAACCATACTATTAAAGGATATTTTATTCATTGCAACGAACAAAATAGAAATGGCAGAGTATATGTTAAAGAACATATGATGCCAGAAGTTGCAAGATATAAAAGAGATTATATAGATACTCGTAGATCTTTAGGTGAATTATCTCACCCAGAAGGTCCTCAAATTAACCCAGATAAAGTATCGCATCTTATCACTAAATTAGATTTTGATGATCACCGTTGTTTTGGAGAAGCTAAAGTTTTAGATACTCCTAATGGTAATATCGTAAAATCATTTATTGATGCTGGAGTTAATTTCGGGGTTTCTACCAGAGGATTGGGGTCTATTAAAGAATCAAATGGAATTAAATATGTCCAACCAGATTTTCGTTTAGTAACAGTTGATATTGTATTAGATCCATCAGGTAAAGATTGTTATGTTGAAGGTTTAATGGAAGGAAAAGAATGGATGTTTGTTGAAGGAAAAGGTTGGGTTGAACAATATCTAGAAGAATCAAGAGATACTTTAAGAAAACTATCAGCAAAAGAAGTTGAACCAATGGCTCTTAAAATCTTCGAAAACTTTTTAAGAAAACTTTAATACAAAAATTAATTTATATAAATAATTATTATAAAAATCTAATAGGAGATATTTGATGTCACAAAAAAATTTAAATCTTTCTGAAGCTGCAATGGATATCCTAAACGGCAACAGAAAAGACAAAGATACAAAACAAGATTCATTTGGTCAAGGTCAAAAATTGCATGACACAGCTAATAAAACCACAGCATGCGATACAGGAAATGCAGATTGGGAAAAACCATATGTTGAAGCTCCAACAGCAACTCCTCCAGGACAAACACCACCAGTTGGACAAGAACCTGCTAAACATTTACCACCACAACCAGCTGACACTGTTTCAAAAGCTAACACAAAAGTAAATCTTCATCCTAAAAAAGGTGTTAATGAAGAAGGCGAACCAGATGACGAAGAAGATGAAGTAAATGAAGATATCGCAGCATTAATGGCTGGCGAAAACTTATCAGAAAGTTTCAAACGTAAAGCATCTGCTATCTTTGAAGCTGCAGTAAAATCAAAAGTTGGAGAATTAGCTGAAGAATTAGAAGCACATTATGTTGCTCAATTCGAAGAAGCTTATGAAGATATGAAAGAAGATTTTACTAATAAAGTTGATGAATATCTAGATTACGTTACTGAATCTTGGATGGAAGAAAATAAATTAGCAGTTGAATCAGGTTTAAGAACTGAAATTGCAGAAGGCTTTATTGAGTCTTTAAAAACCGTATTCGAAGAACACTATATCGATATTCCTGAAGAAAAATTCGATGTAGTAGAAGAATTAGCTTCTAAAGTAGAGGCATTAGAAAAACAAGTTAATGAAGAAATGTCTAAAAACATTGACTTGAAACAAAAATTGTCAGAACAAAAGAAAGTTGAAGCTCTTCACGCAGTATGTGAAGGATTAACATTATCTCAAGCTGAAAAAATTAAAACTATTGCAGAGAGCGTAGAATTTGTAAGCGAAAATGATTTTGTTACACAAATGGAAGATATTAAAGAATCTTATTTCTCAGCATCTACCGTTAAACCAGCTTCTATTGAATCTTTAAATGACGTTATTGACTTAAATGAAGAAGTAAAACCAGCAAAAAGAGTTGATCCAACAATAGCTGCTTATGCTTCACGTATTTCACAAACAATTTTAAAATAAAAATAAAAATTTAAGGAGTTTATCTAAATGGCTTTATTAAACGAAGAATTGCAAAATAAATGGAGTCCAGTTCTGGATCATCCAGAATTAGCAAAAATTACTGATCCATACAAAAAAGCAGTTACTGCAATTGTATTGGAAAATCAACAAGCAGCGATGGATTCAGATCGCGAAACATTGATGGAAGGAACACCAACTAATACAACTGGCGGTATTTCTAACTTCGATCCAATCTTAATCAGTTTAGTACGTCGTGCTTTACCTAATTTGATTGCATATGACGTAGCTGGCGTTCAACCAATGACTGGTCCTACTGGTTTGATCTTTGCTCTACGTTCACGTTATGGTGCACAAGGTTCAGCTCAAAGCAATGGCAGCACTTCTGGTGGCGGAACAGAAGCATTCTACAACGAAGCTAATACTATCTTCTCTGGTATTATTGGCACAGGCGGTTCTGTTTCTACAGGTCAATCTAATACTGCTGTTGGTACATCAGGTCCAAATGCTAATTCAGTATTTGATTCTGGACAAGGTATGACAACTGCTGCTGGTGAAGTATTAGGCGACGGTAATGGTACTGTATTCGGCGAAATGTCAATTTCAATCGAAAAAGTTACTGTTTCTGCAAAAACTCGTGCATTGAAAGCTGAATACAGCTTAGAAATGGCACAAGATTTGAAAGCAATTCATGGTTTAGATGCTGAAACTGAATTATCAAACGTTTTATCTACAGAAATTCTTGCTGAGATGAACCGTGAAGTAATTCGTACAATCTATACAGTTGCTAAAGCTGGTGCTCAATTCGGTACAGTTACTGCTGGTGTATTCGACTTAGATACAGACTCAAATGGTCGTTGGTCAGTTGAAAGATTTAAAGGTTTGATTTATCATATCGAAAGAGAAGCTAATCAAATCGCAAAAACAACACGTAGAGGAAAAGGTAACATCTTAATTGTTTCTTCTGACGTTGCTTCTGCTCTAGCAATGGCTGGCGTATTACAATATACTCCTGCTTTATCTGCTGATTTACAAGTTGACGATACTGGTAATACATTTGCTGGTTTGTTACACGGTCGTATCAAAGTTTATATCGATCCTTATTTCGGTGGTTCATATCAAAACGTTGAATTATGTACAGTTGGTTATAAAGGTACAAGTCCTTATGACTCTGGTTTATTCTACTGTCCATATGTTCCTTTACAAATGGTTCGTGCAGTTGATCCAGGTACTTTCCAACCAAAAATTGGCTTCAAAACTCGTTATGGTTTAGTTGCAAACCCATTTGCTGAAGGTTTAACTCAAGGCTTGGGTGCTATTACTCCACGTAGCAACAACTATTACAGAATTTTTGCAGTGAAAAATCTTATGTAATTTAGTTGTGTTTCAAGGATGAAACAAAAAGGGAGCTTCGGCTCCCTTTTCTATTGTATTTAAAATAAGAAAGAATTAATTTTATCTAAAATTATTTTTTGATCATCAAGAGTATTATTAGAATATGATTCTATAATGAATAAAAAATCCATATTAGTTTGAATATTTGATATTTTTGATTTTCTACCTTTTAAAAATGTTTCAGATTGATCTGAACCCCTATCAGAATAACGTTCAGTTAATAATTTCTCATCTGCTGTCAATACAATGATTTTAAATTCTGTATCTGGTAGAGAAGATAAAAAATTAAAGAATTTTGAATTTGTTAATCTATCCCCCTCAAATATAATATTTGAATTACAGTTTGAAATAAAGTCTACTGCAGCAGGTTGAACTGCCATACTCATTCTATCTGTACCAGCAAATATTTCTCCTTCTTCATACTTTCCCAAAATATGACAATCGTATTTTTCATTATATAAAGTAGGAACTAATTTAACTGGTTCTTTAGCAATCCAATCTTTTTGCTCATCAATAATTTTCTTAAACAAAGTAGTTTTACCAACTCCTGGTCTACCGATTACAGCTAATATTTTTCTCATAACAATTCCTTAAAAAAACGCATCAATACCTATTAATTGTACTTCTTCATCACTAAACATCCATTCAAGATATTCTAGTTTTCCAGTATTAATGAAATTACTAAATTTAAATTTATCTATACCTGTTCTTTTATCTAAATTTGATGTTAAATATTCGCTTCTTGCTTGCCATAGAACATTCCAATCAATACCGATCCAACCATCATTTTCAGCTAAAAGTATTTCTTCTGCTTGCCTATCTAAATAATATCCAAGATACCTTCCTCGTTTTTCTCTAAAAATTTTCTTAAATGAACATAAACAAGTTTCCATAGTAAAAAAATCTAAATTGTAGTTTAATTCAGGAAATCTATGTGACATTTCTTGTAAAATGCTAATAGCTTCTTGTTCTAAGTAATCATATTGTTCTTTTGTTAATTTCGTATCACATTCAGAATCTCTACCTAAAGCTAGCAATAAACCATTTCTATGGGATCTAGAACCACTATAATCATTTAACATTAAAGAAGTAGGTTCAATTTTAATATTAGCTGTTGATTTTAAATGCTGTAAATAAAACCAAGTAGAATATCTTCCAAATTTATAAAATTTAGAATTTACAATTTCCCATAAATTTTTAAAATTTTCTTTTTCATTTTGCCCATAAAAAGATTCTATAGCCTGTTTTTGGGTTGAATTAGAAACAAATTCTTTATAAGAATTAAACATTACAGGTAAATGCCCTTTATTCCATTTTGTATCAGTTTGATATCTCAATTTTAAATAATTTTCAGTATTCCAATTATTTAATCTATCATAAGTTACTAACTCAAAATCAGGAAACTCATTTAATAATACCCAAGATGTAGGTAATTGATATGTATTGCTATATAACCAACAAAACCATATTTTTTGTTCTGAATTATGTTCAAACCTTTTATTTAAATAATTAGTTAACCATACAGCTGGATCACAATCATTATATTTTAAAGACCAAGCGTACCAACGAATAAATGCTTCTCTTCTATTTTGTTTTATTCTATAATCCATGGATTAGTCGCGCCATCATTAATGTAAATTGTTAAAGCATTAACTAACATATCAATAACTTTCTTATGTAGTTCGTTATCTTTTGCGAAATTTGGATCTGGTATTTTTTCCTCACCAATCAAACTACTAATTCTAATAGATTTCTTTGAAGCATCAACTCCAAATTTAGAAAATAGCCGCTTTTCATTACTATCGTCCATATAAAAAATAACATCAGCCCAATCAACCAACTCTTTTGATATTGGTGTTGATCTAATTCCATCAGTAGGGAATCCTTTTTCAGTTAGAGCCAATCGCATTTTTTTAGCAGTTATTTCTCCGCCATTAGTATCTTTTAAAGCCGCAGATTTAATTTCCCAATCTGGTTTAAATTTTTGTAAAATTATTTCACCAGCAGCACTTCTGTTAATATTACCATGACAAACGAATAAAATTTTCATATTCCACTTTCCTGTAATTCCAACATAATAGGATATACATCTTTTGCTGTTATAGTTCCTATTGCATCAATATCTATTCTCTTTCTTAACGCAGAAAGTCTATTTGATATTTCAGTCTTAGTATTTGTATCAAAATTAGTCCACTGATATATTTGTTCAGCTTCAAAATTATATGGTTGAAATTTAGGAAAAGACCAATCTTGTTCCATATAAAATTCTCTAGGGGAAATATCATCTAAATTCAATGCTGCATTTAAAAATTGTTGACACCAACGAATACAAGATTCCATTTCTACCATATCTAACGTTCCAGGAAAATGTCTAAATTCTATGGTATTAGTTTCTTCCCACATTTGTCTCAAGTTAATTCCAGCTCTAGGGGAAAAATACCACATTCTACCTTTTTCTGTTAATGGAGCATGTTCCTCGTAAAATTCTTGAGTAGTTTTTGCTGCTAGCATTGCATCAACTCTATTTTTCGGTAATTTATATTGATGAGATTTATGACGACGTTTCATTCGTTTCAAAGCCCATGTATATTCCAATGCAGGCATTGTTGATTTATTTGGTACAGGTATAGTTTCAACTATATCAAATGCTTGTTGTTGGTATCGTTCAATATATTTTAATAATTTTTTACAATCTTCTAAATTATCTTTTAGACCTGGAACTCTTACATGAATATGTAAATTACTTCTATAATTAACGTTTGGTGCGGGAGATAATGCTAAGTTAATTAATTTAATATGTTCTATTTGATCTTCTATACTATAAGTTGGTTTTGTATTAATTTCTCCACCAAATGAGTATAATTTGCCATGAGGATCGTTTCCAATTCCAGTTGAACTAACGCATGTATTATCTTTATCATTCCAAGCAGCACCATCTGGCAATTCACAAAATCTATATGAATCACCATATTCCAATTCAACTCCATAACTCCATGCATCTACATCATAATTCATACATAAATCCTCTTAGATATTTTTGTTTTACTAATATTTTCATAAATGTTGAAAGTCTTTACTATTTTCAATAATTTCTTCTTTAAAAACTTTGTTTAAATTATTATCATATGTTACATATGTATTTAATGCAACTTCTATTGGTTTTTCTTTAATACCTGCTCTTTTTGGTATATTTTCAGTTGAAGTTATTATAACAGAATTATTTAAAGAAGTAACGTATATTGGTCGTTTACCATTTCTAAAAACTTGTAATGTTTTATTTGCTGATAGAGTACAAACAGCCAACGAACTATCTTTCCACTTAATTAATGGAGAAATATTCTCTTCTATTGTATGTAATAACAATTCAGAGTCATTTTTTGTCGAGCAATCATATCCGTATAATTCTTTCCACTTTTCTGGCAATTCTTGTGTGATTACTCCATTATGCACTACGGATATATTTTTATTAGAAATAGGCTGATTATATTCCAAATCACTTGTGCTATATCTACAATGACCAATAAGATAAAGATTTCCATCTTCGTTTATATAATCTAAAAAATTAAATTCAAATTTATTTGCTGGTACTGGAAATGATATAGTATGAACAATATTATCTTTTACATACGATAACCCAGTAGCATGCAACCCTCTAATACTAGATTCTAAAAATATTTTATGTATCAAATCAAAATCTAAATTAGAGGGGTTTTGCATTAAAACCCCTATAACTGCACACATTAAAAAAAGTTCTCCAAAGTGTTACCAAATTGCGTATCGTATAAATCTTTATGATAGGTTTGTAACCATTCTTTACCATTGGGTTGCTTTAAAAGATAATCTACCCATTCTTGCGATTCCCACAATCCAGGAGTAATACCATTCCAACGATATCTTTGATCTGGGTGATCGGGATTTAATCTACGACTATCAATAAATTCTCTACGAGTATTTTCATAATCATAAGAACCTAGCGTTAACATACCTTCATGGAAGAAAGCAATCATACTAATTCTTTCTGCATCAGGATCTTTTAATACTAATTCAGTATTTCCATGTAATCCAGCTTGATTATTTACCAATAACAAGTCAGTTGGTCTAACATTAACAGCATAACCTATTTCTGGAAATACCAAATAACAGCCTTCATATTGGTCATTATTAGACATAACACAAAGATTAGCAAATCCATCTTCCATATTAGCAGGATCGTAATGACCAGCAGTACGGAAATTTTTATTTACAGTAATTGTTGTAAATGGAGTTTCCGGAACAACAAATCTATGATCAATTGATTCTGCAGCTCGTTTTTGATTACCGTAACGCCATGGTAACATATCTTCAAATCCTTTAGCTAAAGATTTTAAGAATGGATACGACTTAGCAAACTTTTCTGCGTTATCTCTGGTGTATGTAGTTGGTCTACCATAAGGAATTCTAGGATATCTATCATACCAACCAGCAATACCAGAATTAACAACATTAGCATAAGTCGTTTTACTAATAAATTTATCTAAAATACGTTGAGCTTCAGATTTTGCTTCATCAATAGTTAATGTACATAATTTATCAATAAAATCATTAAATACAAATTGTTCAGTTTTAATTTTTTCGCTTAACCAAACAACTCCACGACTATCATCACATTTTAAATTTTTATATTTTGCTCTAATTGCATCAACATCAACTTTAGGATTATATTCGCCAAATACTGAGGTTGAGTTTTTATGAGCAAAAAATTCTAATAAATCAAATTGTTCATCAGTAACCCATTCTCTTCCTGCACAAGTAGCAGTTCTTGGTCCACCAGCCATACCGCGATTTTGAGTTTCAACTGCTGCATCTCGTAAACCAGCATAAGCCGCTGCTGCTTCTTCTTTATTAAAGAAGTTTTTACGAAACTTAAACACGATATTTTTTTCTGATAAACCTTTTGCGCAACCAGAGCAATTTAAATCATTATCGCAATTTTCCTCTGCAGTAAAATCAGAGCAATCTGGGGGAAGATATAAATCCATATCTTCTTCTACTAATATTTTATAATGACTTTCATTAAGCCATTTACCAACCAAATCAGGTCTTGGAGTTACCTCTTCCGGTCTTAAAACAACAACTTGTACCATCTATATCTCCTATTGTAAGTTCACATATATTATAATATATAAATTAAAAAAAGTAAAGTATTTTTTGTATTTAGAATTTTATAAATATAAGTAAATAAATTATAAGGATTTTTTATGGCTCTTAACGATACAAATATCTGTAATACGGATTTATTACAGTCATCAAAATTTATTTTCTTGATACCCAGATTAACAGAAGTACAATTTTTTTGTCAAGCTGCTAACCTTCCAGGAGTTAATTCACAAAGCACTGTGCAGGTAAATCCATTTAGAGATGCTGCTGTTCCTGGGGATAAAATGGAATATGAAGATTTAGAAGTAGAGTTTCTTGTTGATGAGGAATTGAGATCTTGGGCATCAATTTATTATTGGATTAAAGGATATACGCAAGCTGAAGCATTTGAAGATTATCAAAATTTAGATAAACTCTCTAAATTCTCACAGTACGAATATATAAACACTCCACAATACGCCGATGCTCTATTAACAACTCTAAGCGCAAATGATAAACCTAAAGTAAGAATACATTTTATAGATTTGTTTCCTGTATATTTGTCAGCTATTCCTTTTGATGTTAGAGTTAGCTCAGAAAAAACTATGACAGCAACCGCAACATTTAGATTTAAACGTTATGAAATAGCTTTAGTTTAACACCCTATATATTTTTGTAATGTTTATTTTGAGAATTTAAAATGATAAAACTTGATACAATTATAGAATATTGGAAAAATGACAGTCAAATTGACGAATCTAAACCGCACCAAGAATTGGTAAACACTCCTCTTTTGCACGCAAAATATGTAGAGATTCTTTCTCAGCATAGGCTTGCTGCACAAAAATCAAAATTTGATCACGCAAAAATGAAAAAAATTCGTAGAGAGTATTATCTAGGGAATCTAGCAAAAGAAACTTTAGATGAATACGGATGGGAACAGTTTGACTTAAAAATTGGAACCAAAGGTAATATTGATACTTATCTTGAAGCGGATGACTATTTAATAAAAATTTTAGAAAAGAAAGCTTACTATGAGGAATGCGTGTTTATTTGTGAAGCAATTCTCAAAGAAATTAATAACAGAACTTGGCAATTAAGAGAGTACATGACATATGCTAGATTTTTAGCTGGAAATTAAAATGATAATTGAAATTGAAAAACATAATGAAACTTATGCTATCCTTAAATGCGATAAAGGGATTGCACAAGAATTAAGCGACTACTTTTCATTTTTTGCTACTGGATATAAATTTATGCCCAGTTATAAATCTAGGCTCTGGGATGGAAAAGTAAGATTGGCAAAAATTTTACCTAATGGAGATATGGAGTTTTTCGTTGGTCTAATACCCCAGCTAGAGGCGTTTACAAAAGATCGCGGCTATACCATTAGTTATAATTATAAGGACAACTATGACCCCGTTACGGACGTAGAATTGCATAAATTTATTACTTCATTAAATATTCATTCTAATGGCAAGAAAATTGAGGTAAGAGATTATCAATTTAAAGGTGTATTAGATTTTTTAAATGAAAAACGATTAATGCTTCTTTCTCCAACAAGTTCAGGAAAAAGTTGTATATTGTATATTATTGTTAGGTTTTTACTAGCACACAATAGAAAGAAAGGTTTATTGTTAGTTCCTAATACTTCTTTATGTCACCAGCTTACATCAGATTTTGCAGATTACTCCAGTCATAATGGATGGGACGTAAATAAACATATCCATATGATATTTGCAGGTCAAGATAAAAATGCTGAAAAACAGTTATATATTAGCACTTGGCAATCTTTATTTAATCATAAAAGTAGAACATATTTCGATCAGTTTGATTTTGTTTTGTGTGATGAAGCTCATTTAGCATCAGCGAATAGTTTAACTGGAATAGTTCAAAAATGTGTTAATGCCGATTACAGAGTTGGTGTTACTGGAACTTTAAATGGACAAAAAATTCATTCATTACAGTTAGAAAGTTTATTCGGTCAAGTTAGAAGAGTGATAACAACAAAAGAATTAATGGATAAAAAACAAGTAACAAAATTAAATATTAAGTGTATTGTATTAAAATATCCAGAGGAAATTTGTAAATTATCTAAAGGTTTAAAATACCAACAAGAATTAGAATATTTAATTGCTAATACTGGTAGAAATAAGTTTATTAAAAATTTATCATTATCATTAAAGGGAAATACATTATTGTTATATCAATATGTTGAAAAACATGGAGATGTGTTATATGATTTAATTTCAAATTCAAAACATGCTGTTAATAAAAAGATATATTATATACACGGAAATATAAAAGCAGAAGAACGAGAAGAAATTAGAAAAGCAATGGAAACCGAACATAATGTCATTTTAATAGGTTCTGTTGGAACGGTATCAACTGGTACTAATATTAAAAACCTACATAATATTATATTTGCTAGTCCTTCTAAATCTAGAATTCGAAACCTTCAGGCTATTGGTCGTGTTTTAAGATTAAATGAAAACAAAGATGAAGCAATATTATATGACCTTGCTGATGATTTACGGTATAAGAAACATCAAAACTATACTTTAACACATTTCCAAGAAAGAATCAAAATATATGATTCTGAAAAATTTGATTACAAAATTATTAAAGTGGATATGGAAACATTATGACAGAAAAATTTGAAGTAAAAATTGTTAGATTAAAAACAGGCGAAGATTTAATTGGGTTTTATTATAACGATAAAGAAAATAATACAGTAATATTAAAATACCCGAAAACATTTTATCCAACAATAGATGTTGAAAATGAAGTCGAAGAAATTATTATGGTAGATTGGATGCCACCAGAAGCATTTCCGGTTCAAGAAGCACCTATTCCACAAGATCATATTTTATTCATTTCTTATCCAACTATCGAGTTTGGATACAGATACCTTGATTTTGTTTTAGATTATCTGGATCCAGAATCTGTATTAGCTAAACAAATTAAAGAAACTATAAATGCCGAATTAGAAGTTCCATCAGAAGGATTAACAATTCATTAATTTAATCCTCTTCGAGGATCTGCTTCGCAGAAATCTTATTTTTTATTAATGTTAAGGAACGAAGCGTCAGCGAAGTTCCTAACAACCGATTAAGTATAATATAAACTAAAATTTTGATTAAGTCAAGAACTATTTTGTAATTTGTTAATTTTTAACGACAAATAGTTCTTGACTTGTTTTTAGTGCTTGTTGAAAATGTTGTAAAAATAGTTGTTGACTTTTTTAAATTTTTATGCTATAATCATGTATAGAATATAATAATGAGGTGGATATGAAAGAATTAAAATTTGATTTTGAAGAAGATTTTGTTATAGAAGAAAATTTTGATATTTTAAGCGAAGAACCGGAAGATATACCTGTTGTTACTAAAGTTAAACGCAAAAAAGTTACACGAGAATATATAAATAATGCAGATTTTTGTGCAGCTTTAGAGAAATATAAAGCTGATTGCGTTTTAGCGAAAGAAGAAGGCAGAATTAAACCTAGAATTCCGAATTATATCGGCGAATGCTTTGTTAAATTATCAGAGGGATTAGCTCGTAGACCTAATTTTTTTGGTTATTCATATAAAGACGAAATGATTGCTGATGGAATTGAAAATTGTTTAATGTATTTTGAAAATTTTGATTCGGAAAAAACGAAAAACCCATTTGCTTATTTTACTCAAATTCTTTGGTGGTGTTTTGTTCGTAGGATCCAAAAAGAAAAAAAACAACAGTATATAAAATATAAAGCAACAGAAAATTTCGGTATTCTTGATGAAGCTGAGTTATTGGAACTTGGCGAAGGTCAAATTAAACAAATTGAAGTTTATGATAATATGTATGATTTTATTCAAAAATTTGAAGATACTGAATTTAAAAAAGCTGTTAAAATTCCTGTAGCAAAAAAGAAAAAAGCCAAAGGAATTGAAACATTTTTAGAGGACTAATATGGAAATTCAGGAAAATACCTTTTCGCTTTTGCTTTATCGTATTCTTTCTTGGTTTCAATAATACAAATAAATTTTTTACGTTTAATATTTTTTGTTACTCGATCTTTATTTTCTTTTCTGTATGCTTTTCTAGGGTTTGTTTCTTGTTTTCGTTTAGTATTAAATGTTAGCCCTGTATACCATCCATTAGGTATTTCGTTTTTATGTTTTACTGTAGAATTTAATATGCCATTAGTAATTCTAATTTTATTGGACATTGGATTATTTTTACCTGATACGTTTGCGTGATTTTTTGATATCTTTTCTTTACTATCTTTTGTTCGGGGTTTATTATAATTTGGGTGTTTTTCTTTCGAAACATCTCTACCGAAAAACCCATTTGGCGCGGCGTATGCCATGTTAACAAATAATGGATTTTTAACAACATTAAAAATTTTTTGAATTTGTAATTCTTTGTGCGTTGCTTCTGGTCTTGTATCATGATAAGAAATTATTTGAATGGAAAATAAATGAGGGTTTTCTTTTAATTCGGATTCCCAAATATTTTTGTAGAATTTTGATTTTACAGATCCCATATAACCAGATTTGATACTATTGATTGCAGATGAACCGATGTAATTTGATGGGATTATATTTGAATTATTTTTTGGTGGTAACTTATCGCCTGAGTATGTAATATGATAAACGCAGTATTTTTGTTCAGTATAAGTATTTGTGCTGAACATAGTTGTCTCCTTAGATAACACGGTTAATGTTTAGTGCTACTGGATATGGGGATATCGCGAGTAGCTTTTTTATTATTTATTATTTTTTGGATTTTGTTATGAGTAAAATAGCTTTTCTTGGTGATTGTCATTTCGGTGCAAGAGGTGACAGTATGTATTTTCATAAATTTTTTCAAAAATTTTATGATGATGTATTTTTTCCTTATCTTATACAAAATAATATAAGCACTGTTATTCAACTAGGGGATTTATTTGATAGAAGAAAATATACGAATCATATAACGTTATTTGAAGCTAATAATTATTTCTTTTCTAAATTCGATGCATTTGATATTAAATTAATAACATTACTGGGAAACCACGATTTAGCGTACAAAGAATCATTAAGCATTAGTAGTTCTGGGTTATTTTTAAAGCAATTTAAAAATGTAACTGTTGTTCAAGAACCAACAAGACTACTTAATGGAATTTCTATTATTCCTTGGATTTGTAAAGAAAACTATCAAGAATGTTTAGATTTTATTAAAACGGATACATCAAGCGTTTGCGTCGGTCATTTTGAAATTCAAGGTTTTAAAATGTACCAGAGCAGTATTTTGTCCGAGCATGGATTGTCTGCTAAAATGTTTTCAAATTATGAAACAGTATTATCTGGGCATTATCATCATGCATCTAAACGAGGAAATATTGAATACATAGGTACTCCTTATGAAATGACATGGCAAGATTTTGGTGACCCAAAAGGTTTTCGCGTTTTTGATTTGGAAACCAGAGAATTAGATACTGTAAAAAATCCAAACTCAATATTTTATAAAATGGAATATGATGATTCTGGTAGCGGCGATGTTACTACATCAAGTTATCTTGATACAAAATTTTTATCTGAGGTTATAGGTAAATATGTCAAAATACAAGTAAAAGCAAAAACTAACCCATATCTATTTGATTTATTTGTTGATAGAGTTTATGCCAATAATCCTATAGATGTTTCTATTACTGAAGATGTTGTTGATTTAGAAATTGAAGAAGATGTTGATGAAACTGATGATACATTAACAATTACTTACAAATATATTGATAGTATAAATCAACAAGAATTAGATAAAAATAAATTGAAGACTATGATGTCTAATCTATATACTGAAGCTATGGCGGTTGAATAATGGTAATTTTTGAAGTAATCCGGTTTAAAAACTTTCTGTCCTATGGAAATAATTTTACTGAAATATTATTAAATACAGATAGAACTACTTTATCTACTGGTATTAATGGGCAAGGTAAATCAACATTTATTGATGCAATTACTTTTGCTCTTTATGGAAAACCTTTTAGAAAAATTAACAAAAGTGGTTTAATAAATTCAATTAATAAATCTGAACTTGTAACTGAAATTGAATTTTCTATTGGACCAAATAAATATAAAATTATTCGTGGTATTAAACCAAATATTTTTGAAGTTTATTGTAATGGGGATTTAGTTCGTCAAGATGCAAAAGTAAAAGATTATCAAGAACAACTTGAGCGTTATATACTTAAAATGAGTTATAAATCTTTTACTCAAGTTGTTATTCTTGGTTCAGCTAGATATACTCCTTTTATGCAGTTATCAGCTGGAGATAGACGTTCTGTTATTGAAGATTTGCTTGATATTCAAATTTTTTCCAATATGAACTCTATTGTTAAAGATAAAGTTTCTGAAATTAAAGAAACTGTTCAGGATTGTAAATTTAACATTGAGTTATTCAAAGATAAAATTGAATTACAAAAACAAAATATTAAACGTAACAATCAAGTTTCTGATGAATTAATCTTAAGAAAAAAAGAATTAATAGCAAATACTTTTGTTGAAGTTGAAGATTTACAGAAAACTATTTCTGAATTATTATCTGAAAATGAAGAGTTAGGTCAAGAAATTTCTGATTTGGAAATTGTTGAAAAAAAGAAAAATAAATTATTATTAATTGAAGGTAAACTGCGTAATAATATATCTAAAGTTGAAAAAGATAATACATTTTATCATTCGAATGATAATTGCCCAACATGTAAACAATCAATTGATTCTGTATTTAAACAAGAAATTATTGAAAAAAATAACGATAAATTAATTGAACTTGTTGATGGTGAAACTAAATTATCTGAAGAATTAAAAGTTGTAACTGATCGATTAGTTGCTATATCAAAGATAAATGCTAAAATATTAAAAAATTCAACTATTTTATCTGAAAAAAATTCTAATGTAGTTTCTGCTCAGAAATATATAAAATTAGTTTCTAATGAAATTGACCAATTAAAAGATTCAACAAATACTGCTGATAATGGTTCTGATAAATTGCAAGAATTAATTGAATCATTAGATGTTTATGTAGAAAAATATGAAGAATATATAACTGAGAAGAGTTATTATGATTTTATTTCTGTTATGTTAAAAGATGGCGGAATTAAAACTCGTATAATTAAACAGTATCTTCCTATTTTAAACAAATATATAAATCAGTATTTGTCTCAATTGGATTTCTTTGTTAATTTTAATATTAATGAAAATTTTGAAGAAGTAATTAAATCCCGTCATAGAGATGAATTTACATATGCTAATTTCTCCGAGGGTGAAAAAACTAGATTGGATTTAGCTATTTTATTTTCTTTTAGACAATTAGCTAGATTAAAAAATTCAGTTAATACCAATTTATTAATTTTAGATGAAATTATGGATGGTAGTTTAGATACTGGTGGTACTGATGTTTTTATGAATTTATTATCGTCAGTAGATAAAAATACAAATATATTTGTGATTAGTCATAAATCCGATCAAGTATCAGATAAATTTGATACTGTACTAAAATTTGAAAAGATTAAGAATTTCTCTAAAATGAAGGTTGTGCAATGAATAATGAATTAATATATAATACTGCTGATATAGTTTCTCAGGCTGCAGCAGTGCCTGAACCTCAATTTCTTGGTTATGAATTATGCGATCAAAACGATTCCATTCTTACTACAAAATTAAAAAATTTTGATTTTACTGATACTTCTTTAAATCCAAGCGAAATTGCTTCTAGATTAATTGCTACCTGTAAATTACATAAAGTATATGGAATTGCTGCAAATCAATGCGGATTAGATCATAATGTACTAGTTGCAGGAGCAGAAGATAATTATGTTGCATTTTTTAACCCTATTGTTATTGAATCGCATGGCGAAATTTTATTAGAAGAATCTGATTTGAGTAATATGGGTTTATTAATGGCAGTTAAACGCCCTACTACAGTTATTGTTTCATATCAAGATTTCGAAGGAAATGGAAAAATGACTAGGTTCGATGGTTTAACCTCAAGAATTATCCAACAAGGAATAGATAGATTAAATGGAATTGATTTTAAAACTAAAGTTTCTAAATTTGTCCTGGAACGAGCCGAAACTGCATTAAATAAAAAAATTAAGAAATTTGTACGAAGCCAAATGATTATTAAAAAGTGAGGTGAAAATGGCAAAAAATAAATGCCAACCGTGTATAACTATTTCTACTATTTGGAAATTAGCGAAAATACATTTTAAACATTTTATGGAGGATGTTCGGGCATTTAATATCGTTCAGGAATATTCTTGTAAAATTTATTATGACGAGAATATTTGTAAAACTGCTTTAATTTCATCTAGAGAAGCTGAAATGATTAAAAAGGTACGAGAAACTGCTGCATCTAAATATAATTCTACTATCACCGAACAGATATTCGCAATACCAGAAGATGTGCAAAATAAAATTAATGAACAACTTATAGAAGAGACTACTTAAATTATGGAAATTCAATTATCAAAAGAAAACTTAGAAGGTAAAAAATTATTTATTGCTACTCCAATGTATGGAGGTAGTTGTCTTGGTGCATATATGAAAGCTTGTTTGGATTTACAAGCAGTTGCAATTCAATATGGCATTGAAATTAAATTTTCGTTTTTATTTAATGAAAGTTTGATTCAGAGAGCAAGAAATTATTTAGTTGATGAATTTTTACGTTCTGATTGCACGCATATGATGTTTATTGATGCGGATATTGGTTTTAATCCATTGGATGTTATTGCTATGTTAGTATTAGATAAAGATATTATCGGTGCGCCATATCCAAAGAAAACAATTAAATGGGAAAATATTAAAAAAGCTATTATCAAAAATCCGAATATTTCTACTACTGAATTAGAAAGATTAGGCGGCGATATTGTATTTAATCCTGTTGCGGGAACTAAGCAGTTTAATGTTACTGAACCTCTACAAGTTCTTGAAATCGGAACTGGTATGATGATGATTCGTAAAGACGTTTTAGGTAAATTTAAAGAAGCATTTCCTCAATACGAATATACGCCTGATCATGTTGGTACACAACATTTTGGTGGTGATCGAAAAATTCATTCATATTTTAATGTTGAAATTGATGAAGAATCTAATCGTGTATTGAGCGAAGATTATCATTTCTGTCAACAATGTAGAAAGATTGGAATTGAAGTTTGGATGGCGCCATGGGTTAATTGCGTTCATGTTGGTAGTTATCAATTTCAAGGTAATTTACCTGCTGTAGCTAATTATCTCGGCGAATTGTAAAATAATTTAAAAAAATGCTTGACTTTATAGAGGTGTTAATATATAATACCTCTATAGTAAAAAAATAAAAATAATTTTAAAAAAGTTGTAAAATTTGACTAAATAGAATAAAGTATTTTTATAAATAGATACTTTACTAAGAATATTTGCCTCTTTAGTATAATGGCTATTACAGTTGACTTGTAATCTTCAGATCTCAGTTCGATTCTGGGAAGAGGCTCCAAATTATTACTCCCATTAGCTCAGTCTGGTAGAGCGATCCGTTTGGGGCGGATAGGTCGGCAGTTCGAATCTGTCATGGGAGACCAAATATTATGCGAGGTATGTCAGCGGTAGACGGCTAGGCTCATAACCTAGAGGACGTTGGTTCGATTCCAACCCTTCGCATCCAAATTTGTTTAGTGAGAATTATATTATGATTATAGGTTTACTTGGGTTTATTGGTTCCGGTAAAGGAACTGCTGGTGATATTTTAGTAGAAAATGATTTTACTGCTTTATCTTTTGCTGGTTCATTAAAAGATGCTGTATCTTCTATTTTTGGTTGGGATAGAGCCTTATTAGAAGGAGATACTGAAGAATCACGAGTTTTTCGTGAAACTGTTGATGATTTTTGGTCAGTTAAATTTGGTAAATCTATAACGCCTAGATATATTTTACAATATTTTGGTACAGAAGTTTGCAGAAATAATTTGCTTGATAGTATTTGGGTTGATTCTCTAGAAAGAAAAATTAAACAGTATGATAACGTAGTTATTACTGATGTTAGATTTAAAAATGAAATTAGTTTTTTAAGGTCTATTGGAGCTAAATTTATACATATTGATAGAAAAGAAACTAGACCTGAATGGTATGGATTTCTTGACTCGGTAGATAGACCTGTATTTGTGGCTTATGCTGAAGCTAGAGATATTCATAAATCTGAATATGAATGGTATAGTAATCCTCATATTGATTATATAATTCAAAATGATGGAACTCTACAAGAATTAGAGTTAAAGATATTAGATGTAATTGTAAATGATTAAAAGATAAATCCCAGATGGGCGCAAGGTGTGCCAGCTGACTGTTAATCAGTTTATCAGGTAGGTTCGATTCCTACTCTGGGAGCCAAATAAGACCCATTAGGTGTGACTATGACGGAATTGGTAGACGTCCTCGATTGTGATTCGAGATTTTGTGGGTTCAAGTCCCACTAGTCACCCCTAATGGGTTTAAAAAATAAATATGTAATAGAAGTCAACTATTGGCTTTATTCAAATTTATATAAAGGAATATATTAATGTTAAGATTTAAAACGTTTATTAATGAACAACAAGCTGCTGAACATGTTGGATATACTGCTGATTTATATTTGCACCCAACAGAAAAGCCTATTGTTTATATTTATAAAAAAGGCGTTCCTCTTGATGAAGCAGCTAAAGATTGGTCATTGCCTACTGTAACATCAACAGACCCTAATGATCCAACTAAAACTGGAAGAATTAGAGAATTAACAAAAGATAAAATAAAATTACCATCTGATCATCATTTAAAAGCATTTTCTGAATTTAAACCTACGAATTTGAATGATCATGAAAAAACTATGGAAGAATTCCATAAACACTTAGCCGCTCATGGGTTATATTCTGCTACAGATAAACATCCTATGCATAAAACTCCTCATATGCAAAAGTTTGAAGATGGAGTACATGATATTTTAGGTGGTGGAAAGCATGAACGTTGGCATACTGATTCTACTGGAGCATTAGGTTCTCCTGGATCAGCTGCTGCTAGAGATGCTGCTGTATATTCTAGTAGTCATGCCTCTACTCATGTAGGCAAAATTACTGGATATGATGATAAAAAGAAACCAATAGTTGAACCTCTAAAGCCTGGAACTAAACCTGGAACTGTTCATATTTTTGATGATTATGGCGAAAAAATTCCTGGAACTAATCAAGGAGATAGCCAACATAAAGCTCCATCTAGGGAAGAACGAGGCGATAGACATTTTATCAGAGCTTCAGATATTAGAGCAATACCAGAAAAAGGTATTCCTAAAAAAGGTGGAAGTCATTATGATCATAATACACCAGAAGGTATTGCTGACTATATTAAAGATAAAACGCCATCAAATGAAAAAAATAATATGCACAATAAATTGCGTGTAAAAATTGGAAAATGGATATCAGATAATCCTAATCCAGCAGAAGGATCTGTTAATCATAAAAAGCGACAAAATTTATTAGCGCATATAAATAGCGAAACTAATAGGTCACATTATAATCATGATGGTTGGGTAGAAAAACATATGAAAAATGTTGATTCTAAGGCTAAAACTTAAAAAATAAGGAAGAGTGGCTGAGTGGTTTAAGGCAGCGGTCTTGAAAACCGTCGAGGGTTAGTCCCCTCCTAGAGTTCGAATCTCTACTCTTCCGCCAAATAAATGTCGCTATCGTCTATCGGTTAGGACACAAGATTTTCATTCTTGTAAGCGGGGTTCGACTCCCCGTAGCGACGCCAATATAGTATCAAAAATTGAACCTTTATAAATAAAAATAAAAGGGTTCGATTGTATGAAAATATGTCCAAAATGTTTTATTAAACATGATAAAAATGGAAAATACTGTTCTAGAACTTGCGCTAACAGTAGAACTTGGTCAGAAGAAGATAAACATAAAAAACGGTTAACCGTATTAAAAACTTTAGGTATGGAATATATCCCTAAAACCGCTAAAGCCGAAAAATGTTATCCTAATGAAACGGTTTTTGTTGAACATTCAAGTTATTCTAGGCGTAGTTTAAAAAAGAGAATAATTGAACAAAATTTGCTTAATCATTGCTGTCAAGAATGTGGGTTGAAACATGAATGGAATGGGAAACCAATAGTTTTGCAATTAGATCATATTAATGGTATTAATAATGATCATAGAATAGAAAATCTGCGTTTTCTTTGTCCTAATTGTCATACGCAACAAGATACTTATGCAGCAAAAAATATAAAAAAAAATAAAATTGGGTAGGTAGTTTAATTGGATAAAACGCGTGCCTCCAAAACACAAAGATGAGAGTTCGAATCTTTCCCTGCCCGCCAAATAATTTAATACGAGGAAGTTATGAAAACTTTATTTTTAGTTAGTTTATGTTTATTATCAACAGGATGTGCGAGTTCTGGTGATTTAGCTAAGTTACAAGAGGATCATGCTGCTTTAACTGCAAAGGTTGATTCTTTAACTAATTCAAATAAACAGTGCGATAAAAAATTAGATAATTTCTTCAAAAAAGTTCAGAAAAAATAGTTCTTGACTAATACATAGTTACGTTATATAATAGTAATGTAATTTGCCCCTTTAGCTCAATGGTTAGAGCGTCCGACTCATAATCGGTTGGTTCTAGGTTCGAATCCTAGGAGGGGCACCAAATATTCATTATGTGAATAATATTGATTCAATTAAGTGTAATTTTAATTTGGAAATATATTCTTTATGCGATATTCTTATGGTTTGAATATTATAGTGTTTGAGAATTAATGCATCTCGTTGTAAATCATATTCTTTGGTTTGTTCATGTTGAGATCCATCTAATTCTATTAGTAGGTTTAATCCTGGAAAATAAAAATCTCCGTAATATAATTTAGTAGGACATCTAAATGTTTTATTTTTTATAAAATTTGTATAATTGTTTTTTAATAGCCAATTTTCAAATGATTTTTCTAAATATGAAGGTGAACTTCTATTTCTATTTTCGTTGGGATTCCAACCATTATCTATTCTATTTCTTACATGGTTGGATAGTAATATAGATTTACATTTAGTTGAACACGTTTTACCTGTTCCTGTGTGATATTTTTTGCATATTATACATAGTTTTATTTTTGTATATGGATAATAATTCTTTGGTTTTGTTCCTTTTTCTGGTCCACTTTTGAATTTTGAATAATCTTTATTTCTATTTCCATATTTTGCAGAACATGATGATGAGCAAAATTTGTTTTTGTTAAAAATTGGGTTATTACACTCAATACAATATGATTTAATAACGTGTTTTTGTAGGTGTTGTTTTAATGATTGTGATGTTATTTCTTGTTTACAAATAATACAAGAACATCTAATATTAAATTTAGACATTATAGTTATTCCTGCGTACTAGTTTTAGGGACAGCCCAGTTACCTGCAATTGCGGTTGATAATACTCTTAATATTATCTAACCTAATTTATTTATACAATATTTAATGCAAGTAAAGTGTTGATGGTTACACGTTCGGCTTCCACCCGAAAATATGGAGATCGTGACTCCATACTTGCTCCAATTTAAAAATTACTTGACTTTTTAGTTTAGTCGAGTTATAATATATTTAAAATGATTCTTAACGATGAGGTGATATAAAATATGAAAATTTCCCAAGAAACAACTGCTATTCTAAAAAACTTTGCTCATATTAACCAAGGTATTTACTTTAGAAAGGGTAATGTAGTTTCAACTATGAGTCCAGGTAAAAATATTTTATCTGCGGCTACTATCTCTGATACAATTCCTCAAGACTTTGGTATTTACGATTTAAATAATTTCTTATCAGTTGCTTCTTTATTTAAAGAAGGTCCAGAATTAGAGTTTGATGATAAACACGTAATTATTAAAGGTCGTGGTGGACGTAGTAAGATTAAATATCGTATTGCCGATCAATCAATGATTGTTGTTGCTCCAGATAAACGCCCTAATTTACCAGCAGTTGATGTTAAATTTACGTTTTCTAAAGAAGATTTTGAATGGGTAATAAAAACCGCAACTGTGCTTGGTGCAACGCACGTTGCTGTTGAGTCTGATGGAACTACTGTATCTTTAATTACATTTGATGAGGCAAATGATTCAAGCCATGTTAATTCATTAGAATTAGCTGATGTTAATCCAGAAGGTAAAAGCTTTAAATTAGTTTTTAAAACTGAAAATTTAAAAGTTATTCCTGATACATATTCAGTAGAAATTAGTAATAAAGGTTTGTCTGCTTGGACATCAGTCACAGCTGAAATTAAATATTGGATTACTCTTGAAATGAGTTCTGTGTACGGATAATAAATGAGCGATTTTAATAATAAAATGTTAGATAGTTGGAATTCTTATATTCCCTCTACTGCGTATAAAATGAAACAAGTATTTTTATTTACTTTATTAGATTCTTATATGACGACATGTTTATATAATGAGCAATTTAATTCAGACGAAAATATAACTGATGAAGAATTTATATATGGCATTAAATCAATTTTGACGGAGGAATAATATTATGACTGAAAATTTAGAAACAGTATTTGGTACACTTGATGATAAACAATTAAAAATTCTTACTGATGGGTTGAAAGAAATTTCAGTTCACTTCTCTCGTATTGAACGAGAGAAAGAAGCAGTAAAGGATATTGTTGATGCTGTTAAGGATCAAATCGAGTTACCGAAAAAAATTATTAATCGTTTAGCTAAAACATATCATAAACAAAATTTTGCTGAACAGAATACTGAAGATAAAGAATTTGCTAAACTTTATGTAAGTATTGTATCTGGTCATTCTGAGTAATTATTGATTTTTGGGCGGCTTCGGTCGCCCTTTTTTATTATTTTCTTTTAGTTCTTTCTCTTAATCTATAAAACGTTGGGTATTTTGGGTTGTCTAATCTTTTTCTAATATTAATTCCAGGAAAATGTTTTTGCGCTTCTCCTACTGATGGATAATCTATACCTTCACAATTTACTGGGCAATTATTTGCTTTAATCATTTTTTGTTTTGCTTCTTTGAGGAAATTTGCTGTATCTGGTCTAGATCTACCAAACATAGGGTTTTTTTCTCCTAATATATCTCGAGTTATCATCCCTTGTTTGTAATTTTCAGATTTAGAAGTATCTCCTCCAGATAACCCATCTTCTGGACGCATATTTGCCCAATTTTTGGATTCTACTATATTTAAAATATCTGATAACAGTAAAGAAACTCTTACTAATGTATCGATATCGTAAAATAGTTTTACCCAAGTTGTATTTATTGAATTGCCGTGTTTTTTTAGATGATTTTTCCAGCGAGTTCCAGAACCTTTGTATTTATTTGGATCTCTAGTTGTTTTACCTAGATATTTTAATCCAGTAATAGAATGTTGCTTGATATACAAATATGTTGGTTTAAAATTTGAACGCTGTTGTTCAGTGATGGTATAAGTATTATTGCTGGACATTACAGTCTCCTGATTGTGCGTTAAATGTTTAGAACTAGTGGGAGTTGGCGCTCCGCGACTAGTTTTATTTATTATTATTTTTATTTTGGAGTTTATATTATGATACGTGAGCATATGTTATGGTGCGAAAAATACAGACCAGAAAAAATTGCCGATTGTATTCTTCCTGAATCAATCAAATCAACATTTCAAGAATTTGTCACTCAAAACAAAATACCTCATTTATTAATTGCAGGTTCAGCTGGAGTTGGTAAAACAACAATTGCAAAAGCATTGTGTAAAGAAGTTGAATGCGACTATATAGTAATTAATGGTTCTGACGAAAATGGTATTGATGTTCTTCGTGGTAAAATTAAAAATTATGCTTCATCCGTTAGTTTATCTGGTGGACGTAAAGTAATTATTATTGATGAAGCAGATTATTTAAATGCTAATTCATTACAACCAGCTCTTCGTAATGCAATTGAAGAGTTTTCTCGTAACTGTTCATTTATTTTTACTTGTAACTATAAAAACCGTATTATTGAACCATTACATTCAAGATGTTCTGTTATTGACGTAAAAATTACAAAAGAAGATAAACAAAAGCTAATGGCTCAATTTTTTAAACGAGTTTGCTGGGTTTTGGATGAAGAGAAAGTTGAATATAACAAAGAAGTTGTGGCTCAGGTTATTGCGAAATATTATCCAGATAATCGTAGAGTATTAAACGAACTTCAGCGTTATGCAATGGGTGGAGTTATTGACGTTGGTTTATTATCAGTAGTTTCTGATGTAAATTTAACACCATTAATTAAAGGATTGAAAGAAAAATCATTTGCTGATGTTAGAAAATGGGTTGTTGATAACTTAGATAATGATAGTCAAACAATTTATCGTAAAATGTATGATACAATGTATGATATTTTGAAACCCAATTCAATTCCACAGTTAGTATTATTAATTGGTCGTTACCAATATCAAACAGCTTTTGTTATTGATCATGAGATTAATTTGATGGCATTTTTTACTGAATGTATGGTTGATTTAGAATTCAAATAGGTGACTTATGGATCTGTTTAAAGAAGTTTTACCATCGTTACTTCAAACTAAAAAATCTATTATCACATCTGATAATGAAAAGGAATACGAACCTTATATTGTAAATAGAGCATTAAGTCAGCATAATGATTGTTTATTATATGTTAATGAAATGAATCGTTATTCTGGTTTAGATAAAAAAATGCAATATGACTATTATATAAATACTTTTGTAGCCAAAAAAAGACCGTTTCAGAAATGGTATAAAGCAAGCGAATCAAAAGATATTCAGGTAATTAAGGAGTATTTCGGTTATTCATCAGAAAAAGCCAAAGATGCATTAAGAATTCTTACTCCTGAACAAATTAATAAAATTAAGGAAGTTGTTGATAAAACAGGAGTTATAAAATGAGTGACATTTTTAATGGGTATGGAGTTGAGGTCTTTATTGATGAAAATAATTTTTTAAAAATTAAAGAAACATTATCTAGAATTGGCGTTCTTTCAAAGAAAGATAAAACTTTATATCAATCATGCCATATTTTACATAAACAAGGAAGATATGTTATTATTCATTTTAAAGAATTGTTTGGTTTAGATAATAAATCTCATGAAATTAGCGAAAATGATATTGCTAGAAGAAATACTATTGTAAATCTTTTAAAAGACTGGGAACTATTAGAAATTCGTCATGAAAATGAATGTAAATCTCCATTAGTTCCTATTAGCCAAATTAAAATTTTATCTTATAAAGAAAAAGACGAATATAATTTGGTTAGTAAATATAATATCGGAAAGGTTAAAAAATAATTATGG